AAACTGGACGGCGGCACCATGAGCATGTGGGCATGCCCCTACTGCATACGCACCGCGCCCATCAATACTTTGAATGGACGCCCACTCGCATCGCCCGACGCCAGCGTGCTGACGGATGATGAGGCCCAAGCCGAGGGCAAGCCCCCGCCCGACGCCAGCGCGAGCGAATTGAATCCGACGTTGCAGAAGGCGCTATCTGAAATTGCCGGATTACGGACTGAATGCGACCGCCTCGCGCGCGAGTTGGCGGAGGCGAATAGGGAGCGAGCCGACTTTCACATGGCTTATCGCATGAAGTGCGACAAGCAGCTTAAAGCCGCCGAGGCCGAGCTTGCGCAGGTCAAACGATTCCTTGAACCGAGTGGATGGCAGAAGGCGCAAGACGAGCACAACGCGATCGTGACCAGACTCAAAAAGGTCGCCGATGAAAGTAATCGAATACTCGGCAATGAGTGCGAACGATTACGGGACGAGCTGGCGCAGGCGCGCGAAGATACCGTGCGCATTGATTGGTTAGCCGCTAATCCGCGCGAGGCGACCATCCGCATCGGTGGCGATATGAAAGCATGTGTGTTCTATGGGGTTTCGTGCGATCCGAAATGGTCTGCGCGCGAGGCCATAGACGCTACCCGCAAAGGAGAAAGGAAATGAAGATCAGCGGAGCCACGATTTCGATCGAGTACGAACCAAAGGATCATCTTGGCCATGGTACGGCGTTCGTGCTACGAGATGCGTTTAACATGGAAACCTCCATTCCACTCAATTTATACGGCGTCGAGGCTGACATGCTTATCACTCGCATCGATACGCAATTCGATGACAACAACAAAATGCAGATGATGCTTTACCTGCGGAATCCAAAATCATGAAACTCAAGATCATCCGCACGGCGCGTTGGTTTTGTCGATACCAGGCAGGCTACAAACAGCCTCGACAATTACTCGCCATGATCGATGTTGGTCAGCCCGGTGCACGTCCAAGACGCTGGCATCCCGATCACTACTTCTCACTGCGCGCGTTTAACTCTCGCGTTCTCAAGGAACGTTACATTCAGAATCGAGCCTTGCTCTTGAAGGAAACCAAACGATGAAGACATATCTGATCGTCATAGCATTGTTTTCATCAGTGGCTGCTGCCGAGTCCATTGCACCGTTCACCATGTACCGCGATGAATTTCTCATCAGTGACAGCAAGACATTCTACTGGCAAGGCGCTGTCCCCTGCTCCAACATCGCAGACTATTTGAACGCGGGTGGTCCTACCCGTTTGTTCGACTACACCAATCCGCGCTACAACGTTGACGCGACCTACGGTCCCGGTTGCCGTTACGATCTGATCACGCGAGCGGGTGCGGGCTATCCAGTCGGCACTGTCATCCCCAACTGGTTTGCGCAGAACTGGGTGGAGCCCGTTGCAGTGTGCGCCGACGGCTACACGCTCTACGACGATTACACGGTGTCGCCGTCGGTACAGCGCTGCTCGCGGCACGATCCCCCACCAGTCAATCGTCCGCCGTGCTGCGAGGACGGCTACAACACCGGCCCCTTGACTGCGGGCAAGCCGATCAACTTTGGCACCGGCGAAAAGGTGCAGATCAAAACCGACCACACCAATCCCGGCGATACGCGCTTGAGCTTTCAACGGTACCTGCGCATTGGACTGTGGCCGTACCTGCGGTCCAAGATCGGCGCCAACTGGAGTCACTCCTTTAATCGGGAGTTGTTCTATGTCGGCGCGACCGCAGTGCATCCCATCGGTATCAGCGACCCGAGTGGATTCTGGACGTGGTTCAAGCCATCAGGCGCAACCTTCGTTTCCATGTACCACCCCGCCGACATCATCTACAAGGTTGCGTTGAGCGGCGGCGCTTACGAGTGGCACCGGCACAAGCCAAATGACAGCGTGGAAGTTTACGACTCAGCGGGACGGAACACCCGCATCGAAACTCGCGAAGGTCGTTTCCTGACTCTGACCTATGACGCGCAGAGCCGGTTGGCCAGTGTCAGCAATGAATACGGCCGCACGTTGCGCTTTGCCTACGGCACGAACGGCGACATCAGCCGGATCGACTTGCCCGATGGCAACGCACTGACCTACGATTATTCCACGGACAGTCCGCCCCGGTTGTTGACGGTCCACTATCCCGGCGGCACGCAGGAGAGCTACACTTACAACAGCGCGGGCCAGCTGATCGGCATCATTGACGAGAAGGGAGTGGCCTTCGAAACCATCACGTACAATCCGTATGGCAAGGCCATCGCGACGACGTTGATCGGCGGCGTCAATCGCTATGCCTACACCGGCGCCGCAGCAAACGATCTGCCCAAGGTGTACGGCTACGAGCGTGCCATCGGGAGTTACGATCTGGCGACGCCTCTTACCACCGTTCACATTACCACCGTCAACGTCAATGGTGCAGTGCTGCCGGCCACCATGTCCTCCTCTTGCCCAGAGTGTGGCGTCGATGGTTCAGCGCTCACGTATGATCCAAACGGCGCGGTAACATCAGTCGCTGACTTCAGCGGGAAGAAGGTTTGCTACAGCCACGACACCAGTCGCAATCTGGAGACTGCGCGCGCTGACGGCATCCTGGTCAGCGAGAGCTGCAGCACCGTACTCGCTACCCTGCCCGCGCGTGCGGGCGTGCACAAGGTATCGACGCAGTGGCACGCGACGTTGCGGGTGCCGGTGAAAGTGGCAGAGCCCAACAAGATCACCACCTATGCCTACAACGGCGACGGCGGCGTGTACTGCGCGCCGGCCAGTGCTCGCGGCGTGCTGTGCAAGTGGACCGTGCGGGATACCACTGACGCGACAGGTCAGCTGGGATTTGGCGCGACGTACACGGGTCTGCCGCGCGTCTGGCAGCACACCTACAACCAGTTCGGACAGGAGTTGACCACGATCGATTCATCCGGCAGGGTCACCACAACGACCTACACCGCGAGCGGCGACATTCATACCGTCAACAGTCCGGGTGGACAGCTGACCGTGACCAGTTATGACGGCGCGGGCCGGCCCCTCGCCTTGACCGACCTCAAGAACGGCGCGATCACGCTGACCTACTGGCCGCGCGGCAAGTTGCGCACCTACACCGATGGTGGCGTGACGACCAGCTTCACTTACGATGCGATCGACCAGCTGACCAAAGTGGTTCAGCCGGACGGCTCCGTGACCTACACGTACGGAGCGGCGCATAGACTGTGGCAGCTGCAGGATAACTTAGGCCGCAAGATCGTGTACACGTTAGACGCAGCGGGCAACCGCATTGCCAAGCAGACCTACGATGCAACGGGCAAGCGGGTGCAGGGCGTGAGACGAACCGATGGTTTCTACTTCGTTTACTATGGCTACTGGTGCGGGCCGAATTGGACCGGCGGGTTCAATCGAGAGTACGGACAGATCGGGCCGGGCGATGACATCCTGCCGCCCATCGACACGCTCGACCGCTGCTGCTACAGCCACGACGTCTGCTACTGGAAGTGCCGCTGCGACCACGGCTGCAGCCCCACCGATCGGGGCAACTGCATGACGACCTGCGATCGCACCTTGGCGTCCTGCGCTGAAGACGTGATGGCCGCAGGAGGAAGCCCGGGCCTCATCGTCCCGTTCTGGTACTGGTTCAAATTCAATATCTGGCCGCAAGCAGGGCCTAATGCCAACAGTTGCACCGCGCCACCCACCGATCCTATGTCCACCAAGTAGGACGAACCATGCACACGACGACCAAAAGGGAGCCCACCATGACCGACACCAAGCACACGCCGACGCCGAAATGTGGCGGCAGCCTCGTCTCCCGCTCTTTCGCTGGCGGCAGAGCGCGTGACCGCGTTGCTTGCCCGTTTTGCAGCAAGCCCGTTCTTTTGCGGGAACCGTTTAACGGCGCGCAGACCCAGTTTGTACAAATTCCGCTGCACAACCGCGCCGCGCTGGCGAAGGCGGGGAGCTAACCATGACCGACACCAAGCACACGCCGACGCCGTGGACGCAGGACGACACGGTCATTACCCGTAACTCCCGCGTCATCGCATCGGTTCGCGACCTCTGCACAGATTCGCAACTGCCAGAGGATCGCGCCAACGCCGCGCATATCGTCCGCTGCGTCAACGCCCACGACGAACTCGTCGCGGCGCTGCGCAACCTCGTCGACGAAACCGACCACAGCATCGCGAAGGGCGGCACGTTGATGGTGACATTGGACGCCGCCCGCGCCGCGCTGGCGAAGGCTGGGAGCTAACCGATGCTCACCGTTCCGATCCTGCTTGACTTCGACGCCAAGCGCCCCATCGGCAGCGCCGTTATCGACGAAACTCAGTTGCCGGCCAACTGGCTGCAATGCCATCTCGCGCTCGGCTTTCAGGCGACGCACACGGACAACGGCCAGTACAAGGGCGGCCAGCTTGTCTGTCTCGGCTGGATCGACGACGCCCACGGCGCGTGGAAGAAAGAATGGACCGGCTCTGAATTGGGGAAGGCGGGAACATGAACCGCAATTACAACCTCGACCCGCAGCGCCCACTTATCCGCCAGCCCGATGGCACCTTCAGCGTTCCCGACCAGGAGAAAAAGATGAGTATTCCCGACCATCTGCAACGCGCCATGCTCCACAACGATGAAATCACCATCCAATGACAACTCTACGTCGCATCCAGTTCGCTACCGTGCTGGCGCACAGCGCTTACGTGCTGTGGGCAGCCGCGATGGTGAGTGCCAATGCAGGCGCGGCCATGTATCAAGCGCCGTGGTTCCCGTTGTTCCTGCTGGACTTCCCGGCCACGGTCGTGCTCATTCTTTCCTGGGTATGTCTGCCCGAAGCGTTGTTCAAATGGGGTGTGGAGACCGGCATCGACATCGCCAGTCTTTGGTTGCCGCTCCTGCTCTACGGTGTCATTGGCACGTGGCTGTGGTGGAAAATGCCCATCGCTTTCTCCAGAAAGGAATGATCATGTTACGATTTATTCAATGGTCACTGGTTGCAATTCACACGTTCGTGTTGGCCAACATTGTATGGACACTGGTCGCTTTGCCGTGGAGTCACATGTGGCAAGCGCCGTGGTTCATACTAGGCTTGCCGGACTTTCCAGCCACCATCCTGTTGATCTTGTCGTGGCAGGTGCTGCCGCACGCTTTCCTCGAGCAGTGGGCGCAGTGGCTTCCCGCGCACCCCTTCCGCGACTTCGCCAACTTCTGGCTGCCGCTGCTCATGTATGGCATCGTGGGGACGCTGTGGGCGTATGCTGTGCCTGCTATGATTTACCGCGTTGGCGTTACCCTTCGTCGTATGCTGCAATTGAAAGGGTCCTAACATGCTTCCCACCGTATCGCTGCAACCCGACGGCATCGTGCTCGACGTGAAGGTAGACCTAGCTGCGCTGTCAACGGCCAGCAAGAGCAAGCTGCTGTATGGACTGCTGGCCAACATCGCTCCTGACAAAAGCGATCTCGCATACGAAAAGTTCCAAGCGTCGGCAGCAGTCGTGCTGGAAGCGGCCAATAAAAAGACATGAACCAGCCGCGCAACCACAACGACGACACACGAAGCGGTCTGCTTGGCTTCGTGTTCAGCCTTTGGGGCTTAGCGTATCTTGCGTCCGTTGTCGCTCTACTCTTATGGTTGTTTGACCCCGAGCCGGCCGGGTACGTCGGCGCTCAAGAAGTGGAGGTTGCTATGGACACGAGTTGGTTCTCTCAGCCAGCACTGTATGTCGGTGGCATCATTGGCATCATGCTAGGACTGATGGGGCGTTGGATGGTGCGCACCATCAAGCGCATTCTAGGACATACTGACGACCACCCGGGCATCAAGCCGTAACATGGCTGACGCAGCAAACCTCAAAATAGCCGTGGAGACGGCGGTGCATGGTGCGCTGGTAGATGCTTGCCAGCGCATCAGTGCCGAGTACGGCCTGCAGATCACCGACGTCTACCTAGAGTGGGCCGAAAAGTACGATGGCGCCACGTTCGAGATCAGGCGTATCGAAGTGAGAACATTCGCCCGTCCCGAGCAAGTGCTGCCGAAGGAGGCATCAACATGACTGAGCGCTGCCGCTGCTGCGGGCAACCGCTGCCCAAAGAAGATTCAGATCTCATGGCGGCCTTGCGCACCGAGTGGTTCCTATGCGCATCGCCAGAGGAGGCCCATCGACTGACTCGCTTGCGGCAGCGGGCACACGCAGAGATCACTGCGCTACGCCGACAACTGCGCACCGAGAACGCGGTGCGTGGGACCTCCAGCCAATGCGCGAAATGCGAATCCCTCGATCGCTGCCGAGACAAGAACTGGTGCTTCGCCGAGAATCGTTTGTACGACCGCACCGTAGAGCCAGCACCATCAGCAAAGGCGCCACCGACTAGGCTAACGCGTTGGTGGTATGAGTTTTGTCGGTTAGCAGAAAAGACCTATCCATGAAGCTCATCATTGAACCCACCGAAGAACTCTGGACCGGGCTTTTCAACGGTGTAGCGGTTCCCTGCCGCATCTGGAAAGGGAGTGCGACGAGCGAATGTGAAGCAGAGCCCCCAGTCGCGGTCGAAGCGTATGTCATCGCCATCGTGCCGCTTGGTGCTGATGATAAATCATTTGAAGCATTGAAACGGATAAGACCCGAGTTCATGAAGGATGCGCGCGAAGCGTTTGATTCCATCGAGGAGGAATGAAGCCTACGATGCATGACCATTGGATTCGGTATTTCCCTGAGCTTGCGCCTACCGACATGGTGGTCTGTTGGGCTAAGCTAATCGACACGCCGGAATGTGCGGGCATCTGCATCGTGTACGCGAACAAGCGCTCACCCACCGGCTTCTACTTGTTCGACGGCACGCCAGCTAAGGTCAAATATTATTGGACGGTCGAGATGCCATCCGCACCACCGCCCGACTGATCAATGGCTCCGCCATCTGCTACTCCCACAAAAAACGGCCCGCACTAGGCGGGCCGCAGTCTTCCCTAAAGGGAAACGTTACTTCTTCTTAGCAGCCGCCGACGGCGTTGGTTGTGCCACTCCCGCTTGGGTAAACGTGATCGTGCCACCCGACGCTTGGCCACCCGTCAGATCGAGCACCCCCGTCAGCGGCACCTCTACCACGCCCGCACCAAGATCAGCGTCAGCCGTGCACGTAACAAGCGGCGCACCTACCAACCCCGTCGGCTCGAACGCAGCGCTCATCCCATCTGCAGCTACCGTCATCACTGCCACGTCTTCGCGGTCGTTCGTCCAAACCGGCACGCCTTCGACCGGTGCTGCATTGCCGAACTTGTCCACGAATGATACCGCGGCGGTCACGGTTCCTTTGTCTACTGGGAAACCCATAATAAAATCTCCTTCGAAAGTTATACGAACATCTCCGGCGGTAATCGTACAACGTGCTACCACGTCCCGCCGTTCGTGGTGGCAGCATTCGCACAAAGCTCGCAGCAGCGCGCACAAGGCACGGCAATCGTCGTGGTGATGCCTGTGAAATGGTTTATTCATCGTACGCCCTCCTCATATGCGTTCATTGATCCATGGCCAAACGAGCATCAACAGCGAGACGATGACCGCTCCGAGGTATAGGATGATAAAGAACCAAACGAATACGCCTAGTTTACGTTTCACCGTGGCCTAGTGTTGGAACCAGCCGCTGATCTTAGCCTTCACCCGCTGAGCAAACGATCGCGCATCGTCCGGGTGCACCCCCGTCCAATGGCCTAGCGCGAAGCTGGCCACGCATGCGACACAAGCGATCACAAATTCCATCGAGCCCTCCTAGCTTTCCAAGGCTAACTGCACGCCTGCCAAGATATCCGTGTCACTAACGTTCTCGGTAAACGCCTGCGCTCCCGTCTCCTCTTCCCCAATGCCAGTGACCATCCAGAACAGAAAGTTCGGATCCGTGAAGTCGAACTCATCGTTCTTGTTGCAGTCCAGAACCGTGCAGACAAGCGCGATATAGGCGGCGGTGTGATTCTCGTTGCTCGGTGCCCAGCGGTTGATCGCCTCCGCGACGGTATCGATCTTGCCGCCCTTGCCGTCCGGCTTGACCGAGTACACGATCAGCAGCTCTGCGATCGTGCGCAAGCCATCGACCATCGTCGGAAACTTGGCGAAGCGCGCACGCCCACCGTCCAATGGCGGATCCTCCAACGTCCCACCGTACAGCCGAGCAAACGTACCGAACTCAATGTTGCCCGGATTATTGTTGCGCAAGCCTCGTACCGTATTAGCCATAGATCGCTTTGACTTCCATCGGTGTTGTCGGAGCAGCGGGGGCCTTGCGATTGCGTTCCGGTGGCAGGTTGTAGGTCTGGCTGAGGGGCTCCGATTCATTGCCATTGGTATCCACAAAGCTATGCGAGATCGTGACCGTGACGTTACCGGGATGCGTGAAGCTGGTCTCGAATGGACTGCCGGGCCGCACGGGTATGTTGAGCTTGGCAATGCCGTCAACGTAGATGCGAACGTTGGCAATATCGCGTTCCGGTCCGGCAGTCCCGCGAAGCATGACGGTATAGGGCATAGTGGTCCTCGTTGATCAAGTGGTGCGAATGAAATAGCAATTGTGTTCGCATGAGATCTGCATCGCCACGCCCTTCAGGTTGGGCACGTACTGGATCAGCCCATAGATGGTCGGCCACGTATGCTTACCGTTGCTCATATCGGGTGGCGGCAGATCCCCGGTGACGGTGAGCCGGTCCACGATCCAGTCCGCGTCCGTTGCGCCGCGCGTGATCGTGTACAGAAAGCCGTCGTCCTGATACCACAGGAAGCAGTGCAAGCCTGGGTCCCACAGGATCCCGCTAGACCATGTGCCTGAAGGATTGAAGATCGATGCAGCAAACGGCCCCGACAGCGTAGCCGCGACCCGCTTATAGGGCACCACGTCGATCTTGAACACTTGCGGAATGTTGCCGCGTCCACCGGACGGTGTTTGCCCAATGGTCAATAGCAGGTTGTGGTCCGGATCGATTGCAGCAACGGCGCGGTCTACGTCGGTCGTCGGATGAGTGTACTCGTAGGGGTGCCACTTGTTCGCGAATGGATCGAAGCGATGGATGTAGCGCCACGCTGACTTGTAGAAATGTTCCGTCACCGGATGCTTGGCCGTCCACGAGCTATCCCATCCCGGCACGGTAGGAATCGGCGGATGCGTACCGGGCGGGTTCCATACACGCGTCGACCACTCGAGACTGTCGACTGCCTCAGATCCTGGCGACGCTGGTCGCGTGTCCGTCTCCCACACTTGCCAACACGCGAAGATGTAGAACCGCTCCTGCGCGTTGCAATATTGCGGGCCGAAATAGGAGTGCCGAGAATTGGGTGACACGCCGTCCTGCATGTAGGCGTGGCTCACGCCGCCGGTGTTAACGCGTGGCCAATAATCGGGCGAGGGCGGACGGCGAACTTTCCACTGCGGCGCGTCATCCTCCAGCCGCAGTCCGCGAATGTCATTCCCCGCCCAACTCCCTGCGCCGCCGCCACCAAACAGTAGCAGCTCGCTGCCATTAGTGCGCATCGCGCCACCGCTCTGCGACATGATCCCGCCCGAAGTAAACGGGTGGCCATACTTGGCCCAATCGGTGCCAGCACTGGTGCCGATGATGGGCTCTAAGCCGCTGCGATCCATCTTCATCATCGTCGTGTTTGGCACCTGCGTCCACGACCGTACTGTGACACCGCTCAGCCATGCCGGCAATCCCGCCGGCTCTGCCACCGTTACCGTTGCACTCGCGCTCGCATTACCTGCTGCATTAGTCGCAACTAGATTCAAGGTGTGGATCATTTCAGCACCATGGGGCCGATGTACTCGGTTCCGAAAAGGAGGTTGGAGAAATACTGCGTGAACGAACCTTGCGTGAGCGCCGGATCACCTCCGCAGAAGCCAGCAAACCACATCGCGTCGATGCCGAACAGTCCACCATCCGTGCGCCACTTGACGTGACGGTAGCGAATCTTCTGGTAGTCAGCCGCAAGGTAGCCATTCACCCAGCCTTGCAGTATGCCGTCCCAGTTGCCACGGCACGGCGCGCAGGTGAGCCAGCGATTGCCTTCCTTCGCAGTCCCCACCAGCGCCGGCGAATTGACGGTGGGATCGATGGCATAGGTGAAGCTCATCCGATCAGCACTGACCGACGTTATCACCTTCTCGCCACGGTACAACTGATTCTTCGTGTTCGGGGTGTAGTTTGGATACAGCCCCTGCACGTTCCAGAGTTGACCCACGGCAAAGGCCGGATCTGATTCAGACTTCTCCAGCACCGCCGTCGCCACCCCGTTGACCTGAGTGAGCGACATAATGCGCCGGGTATGCTGCGTGGGATCGGTGACGCTGTTCATTTTGATCCGCAGCTCTAGACAGTTCCATTCTCCTCGACGCATCAAGCCCAGCATATTCAAGTACCACGGCATATCGTGGCCGTACACGTTCGTCATGTCCGCGTGGTAGAAGTCACCGCTGCCGAAGCCGTACAGGTCAGTCATGCTATCGTTGAGGGCGCCTTGTCGATCGAAGTGGCCACGCGCACTCCAACCCGAGAAGCCATCCGTGCCGCTGCCGCTGTTGCCTGCTCCCATGCCCGGAATCTGATTGCATGGATTCGGCGCAATGGGACTGGTGAGCGACGTGTAGCGGCCATCGAAGCCCGGGCCCGACTTGCCGCCGTCCGGCTGCGGCGACCAGTCATTGCCGAACATCATGTAGGTGCGGACGAAGCCTTCCTCGATTTCCACGTACGGCTTCAACCGATAGCCGCTGGCCGGAGTCGGAGCGCCGCGCCACGATGAGAAGAAGAAGCTGTAACCGACGTTCTTCGTCATCGTGAATTTCCACCCATTGTACTTCCCAGCTACTGGGTAGAAGCCGTTGCCATCGGGCGCCGAGACCAATTGGCCACCAGGAGGCGCGATGAACAACTTGTCCCACGTTGCGTTCGTGAATTTCTGATCGAGCAGGATCGACGGATGCTTGTCGATGCCCTCGTCATTGGGGTATAGCGCGGCTACACCAAGCCTCTGCGCAGGTAGCACGGTGCCGCCGCAGTCACCCTTATGATCACCCGGATTTACGCAGCGCATCACCTGTACCTTCTGCGCCGTGCTGCCGCCGCCCCCGAACACCCAGAACGTGGCGGCGGTGATGTCGGGCAGTGCGAACGTCGACAAGTCAAACCAGAACACCATCGTGTCCGTCGCGCCCGACGTGCGGCCTTGGATCTTCTCAGCTTGAGACGAGGTGCCCGAGGTGTTCAGCCAAATGTTGCGGCTACACGGCACATCTACCGTTCCTTGCGAAGTCGATGTAAGCCTGAGATACGGCTTGAGCGGCTTGCCGGCAGCGTCGAGCGCGGTGTTGAATCGCGTGTTCCAATACTTGGTGTTGGTGTCAGCGCCCCTTAGAAAGATGCCAGCGTTGCGATACGTGCCGTCGAGCCATTTGCTGACCAGATTAAAAACGTTGGCACTGCACCATGCAGCTGCGGTCGCCGGTCCGGTAAACGCGGCCCATGGCGTCGGCCCCTGCGGCACATTGTTCAGGTCGCCCCAATCGCCGCACTTGTGGCGGAAAGGGATCGCCCCATCCGCGGCGGTGCGGTAGCGTCCGGGCAATGGATTGTCCGTGCCAAACCACTGCTTCATCGCCTCGGAGGTGAGCTGCTGCGCATACAGCGCCGTGGCCGCACTGGGATAGCCGCCCTGCACGCGGTCGGAGATCGCGTACTCTTGATAGTTCGGAATGAACGGCGGGTGATCCGGAAATACGCCACCCGTCGGTACTGGATCAGCGACGGTGACCGAGGAGCTAGCTTGCGCCGTGCCGGCAGCGTTCGTCGCTTTCAGAACTAGAGTATGAGTATGCGTGGTCATGTCAATGTCACCGTAGCCGGCAAAGTAACAGGGGCTGGCGGTCCGCCGTCGATGCTGAGTGTAAGAGTATCCGCTCCAGTGACCTGCGCATCGACAACGACCGGGCCACCGCCGACGGGCAGCGTAGCCGGTGTCACCGTCATGTTGGTGATCGTCGGCAGCGGCGGCAATACGGCTACGGTCACCGATGCTTGCGCGGAAGTAGAGCCGGCCGTATTGGTCGCGACCAGTTGAAACGCATGGCTGGCCGTTACGGCCACTGTCGTCGGCAGGCTCGCTATCACCACGCCATCGAGCGTAAGGGAAGTAGCGCCGGTAACGGTCGCATTGACGGTCACCGGCCCGCCACCGTACGGCAGCGACGCGGGCGTGGCCGTCATGTTCGCTATGGTCGGTGGCTGCAGAATGAACTGGTCTACATCAGCCGCAAGAGCGGCCTTCAGTGCATCGCCTTCTGATTTGGTTAGCATGATCCCTCCATTCCTTTCTCCTCAGTGTGTGCTGCTCTACCTTTGTTCCTCTTCCCTTTGCCGCGGCGGCGCGGCTCCCGCTTGCGTGGTCGCGTGTCCGGAGTCCATTCCTGACCTTTGCAGTCTTGATGGTTCCCTTTATGACCAAGCATGAGTTGGCAATAGTAAATCATGCAGCCGGGCACATACATCCATTCATTCCTATCTACTGGCAACTCTAGACCCGTCAACATATGCTCGGCCGTGCACTGCACTTTTCCTTTCAGAATTGCCACCATGGTTTGGCCGCCTTTGCGTTGTCCTCTTTGATCTTAATGCAGATCGCATCTCGATATTTGATCAGCTCTACCAGCTTGTCATCCTTGCGGATGCAGCGTGCCCACGGCCCCACCACATTCCGCACGTAGCTCTCATAGATCGCCGCAAAGCCGCGTTCATCCGGCACCATCGGTTCTTCGCACGGTGCGAGCAGCTCTGCCGGAATGGGTGGGGGTTCACAGATCGGTTCACGCACCGTCACGCTGGTGCAGCCCATCACAGCTAGTAGCGAAACACCGGCAACGCCAGCCCGCCCGTAAGCATGCCAAGCAGATACAGCACGACGATCAAACCCACCACGACCTTGACAATCATCTTGGGCGTAGCCGGGAGTGGGATCTGTTCGATGAGCCAAAAAATGAACCAGACGATGAGACCAAGAATGAGCAGTGTGACAAGCAAGCTGACGAGAGACATGGTGACTCCTCATGGGTTAGCAGCCTTCTTCGGTACAGGCTTTGGCGGTGCTTTGCCGCTGGGGGTGGGGCCTACACTAGTCGGCGCTGTGGGCGCAGCAGCCGCGGGGCTGGTAGGGACCGGCACAGGGGCGTCCGGCACTACCACGCCGCTGCGCACGCCAAGCAGCGCCGCGCGCAACAGACCATAACTATCTTCAGGCAGTACACAAGCAGGGTTCTTGAAGACCGGATACTGCGTGAGCTGCGTAGTCACCCGCTTGATCACAATCTTTTCCTTGCCTGCAGCACTGGCCTCTCCATCTTTGAATGCCTGCTGCTTTTCATTGAGCGCCTTCTCCGCATCGTCGATCGCTTTGTCCGACAGCGCCGTGATCATTGCTTCAGCTTCCACTCGCTTCTCTTCGGCCTTAGCCCAGCGGCCCGACTCCCACGACCAGCCCCCGTAGAAGCCGGCGCCGAGTGAAAAGATAATGGCCGCGAGAACAGCGTAGATCATTTCGACTTACGCTTCACCGCTGCGCTCTTGCTCGCGGCACTCGCAGCAGCAGCACGCGGAATGAACCAGTTGATCACCATGTTGCAGGTCGGATGAAAGCAGGACGCTCCTCCCGCCGTGTTGGTGTTGCGAACGTTGACGAAATAGGTGGTCCCGGGGAGCAGCTTGATCTGCCCGTACTGTGCGGTCGTAACCGCCATCGAGAAATTTATGCTGATGCCCGTTGCCAATGCGGGCAAGCTTGCACCATACTGCCCCGAAAAATCGCAAGCCTTGGTCGAAAACACCGCATACCGCGCAGCGGCCGGATCCGCGTACTCGTTCATGCGAAGCTGACCGGCGACTGATGTGGGTGACGTTCCCGCAGGCACCGTAAAGCGTAGCACCATCGCGCCCTGACCCCGGAATCCTCCGCCAAAATTCTGGGTGAGTAGCGAGGCGTTGACCCATGGCAAATCGATCACCAAGGTTCCCTCGGGGAATCCCGGGCAGGAGATAACGTCCGTCCCCGCGAGCGGAGGAACGGTCGTACTGACCGTTTTGGTATCGCAGGTCGTCGCACTGGTACAGGCGACGACTTGCCACGTATAGATAACGGCCGAATATGAATTGTTTGCAGCGAGGACAGCCGTGGCATTGGCGGCATTAGGATCGGGCGGACCGCCCGCAGTAGAAATCGGCGCCAACTGCGTCCACTTGTAAGTAATGACAGTGGATGCAGTGCAGTTGGAGAACAGGTTGGCATTGCCGCCCGCCGCCGTGACCGGACTGGGAAGGGTAGCGACCGTAGGCGAGCAGACCGGAGGCGTCGTCGTCGACGGCGGCGTGGTCGCTGCGCAGGTGATCGTCAATTCGTTGGCGGCTGGCCCCGTATGCGTCGTGAAGCTCGCGCAATTCGGGTCCGTATAAGTGAAGGAGGCCGCGGTTGCGGTGTTCATCAGAAATATCAGTAGCAGGTTCGTCATGGCTTCGCGGGCTCCGAGGTAGTGGTCGTCTGTTGGAATGTGGCGACCGGCTGTTGCTTGCTGTCACCCCACAAGTATGCGCCGACCGCTGCGAGTAGAATGCCAAATGCGCCGATGATCTTAGCGACTGCATCTCCTACCTCATTCATGCGGAAGGTATGTGTCTGTGAGTAGTACATCTCAATGAACCCGCCCACAAACAACAAGAAGCACGCAACGATCACTGCCCGACCAGCGCGGAACAGAACGAGGTAACCGACGTTGATCGTACCATCTGCGCCACGCATCGCCGACAAGTAAATATCTTCTCGCAGCAATTTGGTCATCATCATTTTGGTCTCATCGCCGTCGAACGTCCTCGCGAATATGCGAATGCACTATGTCCTGTAACCGCACTAGATCGGTACGTTGCAATTCCAGACGATGTTCTAGCTCAGTGATCTTGGCCGTTTGCTCAGCATCCAACGCGCTCAATCCTGACGCTTGCATTTGTCGAACCTGCTCATATAGGACAACCAATTTCTCGCGCTGCAATTGATCACGCTCCCTGCCGATTTCCCATTGCTGGTAAATGAATAGAGCCAGCGTGATGGTCGCGCCGACGTGCAAGCCGCGAAGAATACGGAATAGCGGACCGCCGTTGCCATTGCCATTGCGCTCGGTGGCCATCCCTTTACAATTCCTCGATCTGAATGCGGTGCGTCAGCCGGTGCACTTCACGCCCAATCGCGTTGAGCGAAACGAACTTGGCCAGCATAATGTGGTCACGCTCGAAGCGCGTCCCCTCCTCCGGAAACAGCGAGATCAAAAACGCGCGCCCGGTGCCAGTCCAGTTCATGATGTCCAGCCACGCTGCCCGTTCCGTTTCGGCCAACGCGCCCAAGTTCATTTCCATCGTGCGATAGGACGAGCCCACATTGGTGCGCAGCGAGCCACCGCGCGAGCGGTTGCGGTCTGTGAGATCAACTCGAGCGAGCGTCGCGCCAAAGTCTGGTTGCCGCAGCATCTCTACATAGTTGCCAAGGAAGAAGCGCGAGGCTTGCCACTCGGCGCGACCAAAGTCGGACGAGTGATTGGACAAGACGATCTTGTAGCTCTTGCAGGCGGTGGGATCCAACCATAGCCAGTAGGGTTGGAACTCGATGAACGGATCGAGGTCGCCAGCACTGTAGGACGGAAAGGCGTTGTAGCCCCACGACATGCCGTCCGTGGGTATGATGTTGATCACGTCTACCGCGCCGGAGTCGAAGACCAGCGATGACCATGCCGTGTCCGAGTAGAGCTTGAACTGAATCTTGCCACCGTGGCAGCGATGCAAGAACATGCCGAACACCGAGATCGTGCGGTCTATATTGTCGCCCATCGTGCCGCTCACCGTTGCGTCAGAGCTGCTGGTGGAGCGCCACACCCGCGTCCGGATATCGTTCTGCGTATTGATGACCTCGAAGCCCGTCGCCTCCGAATCAGCCGTGACGGTCGCCTCGTCGTGGAAGTTGCGTGGCGCAATACGCAGGAAGGCCATTACGTCATCTCCGTGTACGGCACATAGATCACAACGTTGCTGGTAGCGTTGGCGAACGCGCGGATGCTGTCGCCCTCCTGCAAGTAAAGCGTTCGCCCCGCTGCGATCACGTTCACTGGTATCTGCTTGACCGGCACGCGCGCCAGGTTGCACAAGATATGGTCAGTGCCGCTGCGTTTCACGATCACTGTTACCAAACCCACCACCGACGCATGGATGTTGGTCGCGAAGATGCTGTTGACCTCTATCGCGGTGTCAGACGCAACGGCTGCGATCACATCGGCAGCACTGGTCGTAAGCTCCAAGATCGCGAGCTTGATGTTGGTCGTTGTGAGCAGCAGTAGATTTGGGTCCGCCATGATCGTTCCTTCTAGAATGTTCCTACAAACCCTACTTCTATTTCATCTATCTCAACCGCGCTCAATGTATCCAAGGTCGCAGTAAATGTCTGTCCGACCGCTATTGCGAAACGCGCAATCGCGATCTCATTGGACCGGCCTGCCAAGACGTACTGGTGTGAGTGTGTCACGCCATCAATGTCGATCAAAAGCTTCTTTATCCCGTTGAGCTTCATCAGCATGCGGACGCTGCCTGTTGCCCCCATCGCCAATTGCGGTGTCATGCTGAACCCGCTAATGACTCCAGCGGAGGTCCAAACGCTACCAGTCCACGAAATGCTACTGGCGCTCCAATAGGTTGGGCTGATTCTGTTCTGATAACCGAAAAGAATGGATGGCATGTTTTAGTTGTTCGCCAAAAAGATGACGCCCTCTGATCCAGTCATCAATTTAATTGTTGCGCTAGGCGTCACGTCAAAAGCGCCATTGAATGATGGTGTCGGTCTGCTTTGGTCGTCGCCTCTCTGCGTATATCCCAACCATCCATCGTCGCCTCCCTTAACCAACGTGATCGGGAAAACGAAAGAAGCCTTCGTGCCATCAGCAATACTCGCTCCAGTGAACTTGAACTGAAGCGTGCGCCGATCTCCTGCAATGGTTAAGGTCGCGCCGCTTGCATTGTTGATCGTGCAATACGGCAAGCTGCCGCCGTCCAGCTTGAATGATGCATCAAGTTCCCCATCTACAGGCGCGTCCGGATCAGCCGCGTTCGAGGGCAGATTGATTTCCACAAATCCTCCAACACCGTCATCCATTGCAGTCAGCGTAGAGCCAGAATTATTCTGAATGGTCAGCAACATTTGCGCATCGGTGAATGAATAAGCATTGGCCAAACCACCTAGAATTGTCGCATCAATCGCTACAAACGAAGTCGGCGTTGGCGTGCCTTGACCATAATCATGATCCACCCATGTCTGCCCCTCCATCTGTCCGATGGTTACATCAGTTCCCGGTGAATACGGTCCGGCAGGAACGCTGTATCGAAGTCCTAATACCGTTCCCGGATTGATCGTGTAGTCGATCACCGAACCATCTGCAACCTTCGTACTGAAATCAGAGAAAAGAATTCCAACTCCACTAACGCTGCCGAAATCATTCATGCTGGCGGGAAATGGCAGATTGTAGAAGTCCGGCGTAGAATAACCTCCGCCAATTCCATGACTTGCATCTGGCAACAACGGAATATCTACTGTGGCTCCAGTGTTGCCAGTAGCGTTATCTGCAACATCTTCATGAACCAAAATCTGTGTGCCTGAAAAGTCATACCAAACCGGAGAATTAAATTGGTCGACATCAAAATAGTTTTCGGGTACCACCCAATCTGTCGCAAACGCGCCACCATATCTGAAGTTGTAAGTCTGCACGCTGCCCGGACTGCCCCCACCGCCTCCACCGCACGGCACGAAGTACCAGCCACGCGCGACTGAATACAACCAGCCGCAGGGTGGCGCACCTGAGCCGCCCGGACCCGGTGGCGGTGGATTGATCAACGGCCGCAGCGCTCGCAGCGGCGGCACGAAATCAATACTCGCAGTTACCCGCGTCCAACCCGGCGGCAGCGGCTCCGCTAGATGCCGACGCATCAACACAAGTTCAATCTCGGACTTGGTCAAGTTCACGTTGATCGAGATCACTTGGAACAAGTCACCGCCGTCCAAGCCATAGCGCGGCGTCACGACCTCAACAGGATCACCCAGCTCGAGGAAGTAGAACTCCATTCCCACCGTCATGCTCAGCCGCTCGATCCACGGCAGTTGCATGAAGCGTCGCGTTTCCATCCATGCGGCGAGGTAGGGCAGATCGAGTTCGTCGAAGCCGCCCGACAGCAGCGTGTCTATGGCCGGGGAGATAGACAGCGTTTTGTGGTACGCTTCTGGAATGTCGGCATAGGCAGTCCCAACAGCGGCGTCCTGTAGTAGGAAAATTCCGGGTCGAGTGAATACCGCTTGCTCATCCGGCGTAAGGACTCCCGCGAAATCAGTCTGCTGCGTCCAGTTGCGAGACATGTACGCCTGAAGCAGGTAGTAGAGAGGTGAATCGTGATCGATCTTCCAGCTGCCCTGAACATAGTCGTCTTCGGTAATCGTCGCCGTCGTGAATCCGAAATCGGCGATGTTGTTGGGACGGAGCCGGCCATAGAAGAATTCCCCCGTGCGCTTGATCGCCCAGAAGCAATTGCCACTATCAGTGATCTGATTCAGCACGTCGACGATGTTGCGGGCTTCGGCAATGCTGATGCCAATGAGGTAGTCGTCGTCATCGCCGATCGTGAACGTAGAGCCCGCACCGTCAAAGCCCTGGCCCGAATTGTTAGCCAGCCGATCGCCGACCAAAAACTGCATCACATCGCTCACGCGCCGCGTGGGGTCCGTACCATCGTAGCTGGCAACCACGTCGCACGTGATGATGCCAGCGGGCGCAGCGTCCAACGTGAACGTGCCGTCGGCATTGTCGGTGTAGCTCACGCTTACGCCACGATCGCGAACTTCCACGGCCGACGTGAACGTGCCCGTATCCGAGTGCACATACTGGAGCGCGGACGCATCGTAGACCTTCGCTTCTAGATTGTGCACGTAGCCGAAGTTGATCGGCCGCCACTGGTCCGCATTGGGGCCCGTGCCGCCGATGAGATCAGTGCCGCCCACGCTCTTGTTGAGCAACTCGCCCGAGTCCTTCAGCATGATCGAGATGCGATCAAAGGATGGAGCGCTCGCCCGCAGCGCCAGCGCGGTGAAGACCAAGTATTTGGTACCGGCATCCCACAAGTAGAAGCGGCACTGCGAGCCGTCGAGGGCTAGCGCCAGCACGGCGTCCTTGTCACCGTCCGCATTGTCGATCTCGATCGAGCCGAGCGAAGATGAGAACGTGCTGCTGACCGGTCCCGACAATGCCCGCGAAAAGCTTGGCACCGAGTTGAGCGCGTCCTCGTAGATCACCGGTGGGCCAGTGGGACTGCCGAGTCCCGCCGTTAGATCTCCTTGCCGACCTTGCGTGGTCTTAACCGACGACGAGTAATACAGGGTCCGCACTTCCGGCGCGCCGGCGATCTCGGCCATGTAATCAATCTCCACCAAGACTACCCGCTCGCGGTAGTCCTCGCGGAAAATGTCGGTCAGCGCGGTCACTTCAAGTTACCTCGCAACCCATCGACCGTTTGCAGCGAACTGTTCGTAATCGCGCGCACGATCAACTTGCCATTCTCGTCTTGGGCGTCGGCGTGCGCGCTCATTACATCCACGATCGTGGCCTTCAATTGCAGCATTTCTTTGCGCAGGTCTTCGTTTGACAGCAGCCTCGTTCCAACCACCGGCAGTGAATTGAACAGCGCTGACGTTAGGTCGAGTTTGCCGGGTGCCGTCGGCAGCCCAGGCCCAAGGGGCTTCGTCTCTGTGGGCGCGGGGAACGCGGGCACAATGGGCGGCAGCACGGGCTGCTCGATGGAAGTCAGCACCGGCGTGATCGTTGGCAGCACGGGCTGTTCTAGTGTCAGCTTAGGTTTAACCAGCAACGGCTCGGGCTCCTCGAACGTGATCGCCGGATGATATTTGTACGGAGGCACCGTTGGCGGAAACGTGATCGGCGGCGGTGGCAAGGTGACGGGCGGAGGCGGCGCTACTGTGATCGGCGGCGTGACCGTAACTGGAGGCGGTGGCAGGAAAATGATCGGCGGCGTAAAGCGAATGGGGTCCGGCGGCGTTAGCACGACGGGGGGCTTCACTTCGATCGGCGCGGGCGGCGTCACGGTAATGGGCGGCGTGATCGGTGGAATAGGACTGACGGCAATAGGCGGCTTGACCACGATCGGATCGATCGGCGCAACGGTGAACGGCGGCTTCACTGGAATCGGGATCAACGGCACCACGGCAATGGGCAGCTTGATTGGATCTATCGGCGCTACTGCGATAGGTGGCTTCACCTCAACCGGCGCTAGTGGCGGCACGGTCACCGGCTGATTCAAAGTAACTGGCGCAAGCGGTGGCACGGCCACGGGTTGCTTCAACACAATCTGATCTAGCGGTGCGACGACCACCGATTGCTCAAGCTGAATTTGATCTAGTGGCGTGACGGTAACAGGCTGCTTGACCACAATCGGCTCCAACGGCGCAACTGCAACCGGCACCTTGAGCGGAGCAATGGGCGGCACAGAGATCGGAGGATCGGTGATCAGGATCGGATCGAGTGGCGTGAGGGTGAATACTGGCTTCACCAGAATCGGATCTGCTGGCAGCAAGCTAAATGTTGGCGTGACCACAATCGGTGCGCTCGGCGCGGGAGTGACCGTTGGAGTAATGGTTACGGGTTCAGGCTGCGTGATCGTTGGCGGCTTCACGGTCAACGTCTTTTCCAATCCAGTCGTCAACGCTGGCACGGTCTTAGCAAGATTCGCTGCGCCCGTGGTCAACGCGTCGAACGTGTCCGTGACCTGCTGCGTCACAGCGGTGTTCGTTACCACCGGTGGCTTGGGAACCTTGGTCTTGTCGCCGGTCGCGAGGGCTTCCAGTTGCGATGTGATGTCCGCAAAGATCTGCGAGTAAAGCGGGCTCGACGCGTAGAAGTCACGCGCCTGCTTGAGGTACTGATCTGCGAACTTGGTGATGTCCTGCAACGCTGTAGGATCGCCTGCCGCAGCCTTGGCCAGCGCATCCTGATATTGACCTTGCGCAGCGGCCAGCTTCTGCGCGGGAGACAGCGGTGACAAGTCGCTGGTCTTGAGGCTGTCGAGATAATCCTGAATGGCCTTCCGCAGCTTGTCCAGGTTGTCGGCCGTACCCTGCACCGCGTCGGCAGTCCCAGCCACAATGGCGTCGAACTTCTGCTTGTAAATTACATTGAGCGTATCGAGCGCGGCGGCATTGCCGTAAAAGATCTTCTTCTGCTCGTCGTACCAGTCGTATAGGTTGAGCAATTGCTCTGCCGTTGCGTCCCCGTATTGCGCGGACAGTTCATTAAACCGCGCGATGTGCTGCGCAAACCCAACGTTGTAATCAGTTAGCATCTTCGCGGCTTGGGTATAGACTTCACCCATGTAGGCGTTGCCGCTGTTGATCGCATCCGCAGCGAGCTTGATATACTGAGCGGCCTTATCCGAGTTGAGCTTAATCTGTATCCCAAGCTTCTCGCCATAGTTGCCGGGCGACGCTTCGGCCAACGTCTTAATTTGATCTTCGAATGGTTTGGTCAGCTTATCCAAATCCGACAGCCAATCCTGCGGCGGCTGAATCGTCTTAGCGGCCTTGCCAACGGCATCCAACGCACTGCTAGCATCAGCGAGCGAGCCAGTTACCGCAATGAGTGTTGGCGCCAGCTTGATCAATGCCGCATACATCGCCTGACCTGCGGGCGTCGTCTGATCAATGCTTTCGACCAACGCTCGGAAGCCTTCGATCGAGCGAGGAATGATGATGCCAAGTTGCTGCTGCGCTGCATTCAGCTGTGCGGTTGCTGCGGCGACCTTAGACGCGTTCTGTTCCGCACTAGAGTAGAAGTTCTGCTTGAAGAAGTCGGTCGCGTCTTGCAATTGCTTGGCCGCATCATCAGCCGAACCAGCCACCGCCACGAACGCGGGCGCGAGCGCGATCACCGACGCGTAAAGTTGCCGGCCCGAATCTGTCGTCAAGTCGAACGACGACAGCAGATCCATGAACGCTTTGTGCGTTGCCGGAACGGTCAGACCTAAGCCATCAAACGCAGCTGCCAAATCGTCCGCGTTCTTCTTGGTTGCGTCCGCAGTCGTCTCAAAGTTTTTCTGCAGGTAGGCGAAGGACTGGGTCAATTGGTCTGCACCGCCCAACGCATCTATGAACGCCTTGATGTCTTCCGGCTTTAGGTTCTCGATCTGCGCTTGCAAGGCTGGGAACTGATCGGCTACCGACTTGATCGCCTCTGCGGTCTGGAGGATCTGCGTGATCTCATCGCCGCTCGCGGACGCCACGCTCACGCTGTTAAGCAGTGCGGCAACGTATTTAGGCAGATCAGATGATTGCAACGCAGCGAGGAGCATCTGCTGCGCTTGATGTTGCAATTCTGCCTGCAATTCTTCGGGAGAGCGACCTACGTTCGGGTTGGGATTCTCGAATACCGACTTGCCGCCCGCGAACACGCCACCATGTACATTGCTGAGCGCTTTGCCCTTGGGGTCAGTGTCATAGCCGAGCGCAAAGCCAACATCGAATGCCTTGCCTCCCAACTTCTTTAGCGCATCCTCGAACGAAGTCTGGATCGACGTGACCAGCTTGCCAACAGCCGCATCACCTGCTGCCGTGCTCTCACCCGGGAAGTAACTGCCGCGCTCCACGCCCGCTACCGCGAAGCCGCCTTCCTTAGGACCCCCTTCTTTGGACTTGAGGAATTTGTACAGCGCGAATCCGGCTACAGCGATCGCGCCGATAACTGGCACTGCGGCAGTGAACGCGGAGCCAAGCGCAGTTAAACCCGCGCCTGCGCCAGCAACACCATCCGCAAAACCTCCCAGCGCTACCTCGGAAAGTCCGAGCGCTTGACCGACACCACTCGTGGCAAAGAGGTTGGCCAGCGGCAGTCCGCCGCCAGCACCCGAGCCAAAGATGCTGCCGATAATGCTGCTAAGTCCGCCGCCTCCACCTCCGCCGCCACCAAGCAAATTGAGAAGACCGCCACCACCAGAGAGGATGCTGCCTAACGGCCCTCCCGCTCCAGCCAATGCGTTCTGCGCGAACGCTGCTCCCGGTGCAAGGGATCCCACAATGGAAAGAACGATTTGCTGTGCCGCGATCTTAGCGATGGCTTCGAGTGCCCACGCTTTGAAGTTGTTCCACAGATTCTTGAACGCGACGCTGCCGTGCTCCACCAAGTCCTGGAAAAAGTTGGAGAAGCCATCCGTCACGCTCTTAATCAAGTCGGTCCAGCCTTGCTGGTAACGCTTGATATCTTCGCCTGCGCGGAGTGTGTTGGCCAGTTGCTCTCGTATCGCAATCTGTTCGCGCAATGCGTCAATCGATTTCTGATCTGCACCAGTCGCGATATCAGTTGCTATCTTTTCTTGTATCTTGGCGGCAATGACAAGTTGGATTTGGTCGGCGGTTAAACCGTACGTTTCATTGGCTAGCTGTTGTGCCTTGACCTGATCCTGAAGAGCCTTGTTATTGCCAATAAGCTCTGGATATTGTTTTTGCAGAACTTCGAAGTAGTCCTTGCCAATGTCCGCACCCTTTTGCTGCACCAAGGTGAGCGCGGTCTGCGAGTTGATGAGATCCTTCTGAGCACCGAACAATGCGACCGAAGCCTGCGCCACCCTGTCGGTGAACTCAGCCGACTTGTTCTCGGACGCATACTTCCCCTGCTGCGCTTGCAGCTTCGCCAATTGATCGCTGAGCTTGTCGACCAGCTGCTGCTGGATATCTACGTCGCGCTGAGCTGCAGCTTCCGCATTGGCCTGTGCAGCCTTCTGTAGCTCGGTCCTCTGCGTAAGATAAGTGTTGAAGTCGACCAGATTGCGCTGGTACGAGCGCTCGAGATCCGCTTGCTGCGTCTTGATCGCTTCGCCTTCGATCTTACCGGCGGCATCCGATTGCGCTTTCAGCAACGCTGCGTAGGCCTTGATGTAGGCATCAATCGCCGCCGTGCTGTCCTTCAGCTTGCTTGTATCTAGGCCGGGGAACTTGGGCAGTTCTGGTGTCTTCGCCCCTTGAGCTTTTTGTCTAACTGCTTCGAGGTGCAGCTCGTAGGCGATCATGTCCTTCGTGTTCGCCCGGATCGCGTCCTTCTCCTTGTCGAGACCGTAGGTTATGTTCGCGACCGCGGCATTGAATCGGATCGCAGCGCCACCCGCTACCGTTTGCAGCGACTGGCCAAACGCAATCATGTCGCCTGAGAATTCCGACAGTCCCGGAACGTGCGCCAAGCCTTGGCCTACCAATTCTACGAACTTGCCGAAGCCGACCTTCATTCCTTCGATCGCATCGTTGAATTGGAACTTGATATATTCCCACGCGACTGCGGCGCCAGCCTTAATGTTCTCCCACGCCACCAGCATGCTCTCGACAAAGATGATGCCGAGAATCCGTGCCTCAACGAATTGATCGGCGATGAATTTGCCAAAGTTCCAACCAGCGAAGCCCGCGAACAGCACCGCAGGAAGCGTTTTCAACAGGCCGGCGAACGAAAATATTTGTGTCTTGACCGATTCAATCGACTTGCCAATCCCCAAGATGCCCGCCACCGTGCGTTCCTGACCTAGCAATTCCTCAGCCAGCACCGCGCCGATCACCGCCTCCTTGTACACGTTCAAGACCGCAGTCACCGCGCTGATGACTGCTGGCCAAACGACATAGTAACCAATAGCAGCCGCACCTATCTCCGCAAAGAGCTTGATGTGCTCAATGATCGCTTGCAGCACCGGCACCAAGTTGTTGGCCAACGTGATGACGATGGCTTTGAACGCGGCGCCCAGTTTGAGCCACGACTTCTCTAGTTCTTCAGCCGCCCGCGCTTGCTCGGTGGTGACCTTGACGGCACTCAGTCCGCTGCGTGCAATCTGCTCCAAGAATGGAATGAGCGCAGCCCCATTGCGGCCCAAGGTGGTCATCGCGTTGGCCGTCTTGCCGGTGCTATCACCATACTTGGCCATCGCTTGCGCGTAGGCCAGCATGGCTTCGTCGGTGGACTTGAAGCTGCTAGCAAACGTTTGCGCGTTGAAGCCCAGCTGTTTCAGCGCTTGCGCGGTCTTGCCGGTCCCGCCTTGGGCGTCACTAATATTCTTGGCGAAACGCTGCGTAGCGATCGCGACTTCGTCCATCCCGGTGTGCGTAAGAACGGCTGCGGCGCGCATCGCGGACAGCGCCTCGACCGTTGCGCCGGGGCGTTGCGACAGCCGGTACAGTTCTGCTTCGCCTTCGATTGCGCTCGTGACCAACGATGCAAAAGCGCCCACGCCCAGCGTTGCACCCAACGTGCCTATGATTCCACCAAGACCTGAAAACGCGCTGGAGACTCCGGCGATGCTGGCGCTGATCTTATCGAAGCCGCCCTTCATTTCCTCCGCGCTGCGATTGACAGCGAGGACAGCCTGATTCAAGCCTTCGTACAGCTTGGCTAGATTCGCACTTACATCAACAGAGAGTTCGCCAACCTTAGTGGTCACTGGTGGACTCCTTGAGTGCTGCTGTCTGCCGTGCCTTGCCAAACAGCCACGCCACGGTCTCGGGTGCTATCTTCGCGCCTTGCGGTGGCGCAACGGCCGCTTCGACCACCTTAGGTTCCGGCGGCCGCTCCGCTCTGCGCTGCTCCAATATCTTGTCGAACAGCAAGAAGTCCGCGATCTGGTACGGCTCTGGTTTTTTCTTCTCGTCGCGGTTTACGTTGGCGATGATCGCGCAGATTTGAGCTGCGCGCGCATCAGCTCTCCACCCTTCCTCGGGGAACAGGGTGAAATACTCACCCCAACGAAGCAGTTCTGGATAACTCATCGTGTCCAACAATTCATCCACCGTTCTATGCATCAGCTTGGCCAGATGCATCAAGAAAATATCCGACGGGTTATCCTCTAGGCGTTTTTTTCGAGTGCCCTCTTGAGCCCGATCGTCTCCGTAATAACTTCAGTGACCTTGTTCATTGCGGTAAGCCGCATGTCCAACACCTCTTCGACCTCTTGCTCCGACAATGGCGTACCAGCCTCGTCCTTGACCATGTAGTTCGAGAACAGACTGCGCGCGTTCTCGATGCCAGCACGGTCTGGGTTCTTCTTCAGCTTGTCCGCTTCTCGCAGCACCTCACGGCCCGATGGTTCCTTGACAAAGAACTGGAACACCTCACCCGCATCTTCGACCTTGACTTCATGAATCTTGGGCTTGAACGGCATGTGTTTCCCCTCTCAGGTTGTGCGCAACCTGCCCGAGAGGGGAAGGCCACGCGGTTAGTTCGGGCTGTACGTCACGCCACCGGTTGTTTGGACCGTCATGCTCAGCTTCACCTTCGCGTCGACCGCATCGGACAACGCCCACTTGGACATGATGCCCAAGAACGTGAACTTGTGGAAGACCGTTCTGGTTGAATCGTGTGGCACTTGGACCTGGAACTCCGTCGGATCGGCCGAGGCGTTGAACAGATCGTACAGCGCCATCTGTACCGTGCCGCCGGTAAAGTTGCACTCGAGGTCGATTGTGCCGTTGTCGGCAAGGCCCGGCAGATATTCCTTCCGGGTCGATTGCAAGTGCGACACGTCGATCAGGCTCAACGTCCCGTTCGGGCCGGAGATGGACGTGACCTCCTCGAGTTCGACGAACGCCGACGGTGAACCAGACGACGTGGAGTGTAGTACTTTGCTGCCTTGACTGTTGATGGCCACGATGGGCTCCTATGCCTAATGCATCAGGGCGGCCATCGTCCATCTGCGCAGCAACAGCGGGGCAGATTCGCGGACCCGAACGGGTGGTGCGGACCATGTCTAGCGCGGCTTGCGCGGAACTAGTCATGGAGATTAGATCTAAGATCGGTGACATTATCTAAAAGCTGCTCTCGCTTGTGTCGTTCTGCTTCGATCAGCTTGTCTTCGCTCTCCAAGTATTTCTTCCACACGTTGATGATCATCTGCAACGCGCGAATAATCGTTTCATGCAGCAGCCGTTGGTGCGGTGTCATCATGCTTGCTGCAACCACAACGTGAATTCACGGCTAGACCGAAAGCGTTCTGTGTCTGTCTCAAATGGATCAGCGCCGGCGACGCTGATCGCATTTACCTGAAAGTGTAGGCTGGCCAACATGGCCAACCGCGCCGCCTCGATCTGCGAATCCGCCGATAGCCGCGTTCCCGCCCACGAATCAACTTGCACGTAGCGCACGATCAAGCCTGACGGGCCAAGCAAATGGAAATCGTCTTCGCCCGTAATCAACGTGAATGTAAGCGCCGGCAGGATGACCCGCTGCGGCAATATTTCCGGGTACACCCGCGCCGACGGTGAGCCACCGGCAAGCGCTGCAAACACGGCCTCATACAACGTCATCGTGCTGCATCCTCTATCGCATCGCCCAACGGGATTCGCATGGCCTCGATCGCTTCATTGGTGTTGTTTACGAACGCCGGCCGCAAGAATGGCCTTGCGTGCATCTTGCTTGTGCCAAATTCCAGGAACTTGCCATACATTGCCGGATTGTGTTCCCTGACCTTGCCTGCAATGCCTTTGAGTCGGTTGCCACGACTAACGCGATACCGAGTCCAGCGCACCGTGATGCGATACGTCGCCCAGTGCGGCGGAGAGCGCCGATAGGCCGCAATAATGTTGGCGCGCAATTCCCCCGTAACATCCTTGAATGCGGTCGACTCCTTCGCTGCCTTCTTGATGATCGCCGCCGCAGTCAACGCCGCTTTGCGCAAGCCTTGCCGCTCAACCTTCGGGCCCAGACTGTGCAGCTTGTCGGCCAGCTCTTTGAAGCCACTAATTTTGATCGTTACGAACTCGCTCATGGAATCAGCCCTGTCTCGCAGACGCATTCGTAGGTGATGTGCCTGTATTCTATGTCGTCGACCGTAACAATATCGTAGACCCTCTCCTGGAACCGAATGCGCATCGTCTCAAGCAAGCCTGGGAAGTAGCGCATCGTAATTACCACTCGTCCTACCGCGAGCTTTTCCTGCGCCCGGTAAATCTCGTCACCACTAAGATCGCGAATGTCCGCCCAACGTCGGCTGAACAACGAGTAGATCTTAATAGGCTGGCCAGCCGTGTCCTGAACTTCGACATAACTTTCTATGTCGACCAAATGCCTAAGTCGACCAGCTCTCATGCAAACCCTTGCCGCACACGGTACAAGTCGAGCAAGACCTTGGCGCCGATTGGAATCTCTGTGATCGCAAGACTGCTCCTGTTACCGGAAATAGTCTCCTCCCTGTTCTCGTAAAGATGCCCGAGCACCAGCTTGATCGCGGCTACCACGCTCTCTGGAATCGGGTTAGGATTAGGACTATTCCCGGGCAAATCATAGCCCACGGCATAGCGTATCCGCGCCGCCGCTGGATTGTTCGAGGTCGTCGGCCACGACATGCTATACAACCTAGGCGGAAACACATAGTCGTCGAGAATGTAGCCCGACGCTGCAATGGGAATTTGTGTGCCGGTGCTGTCGGCGTAGGAGACCGACTGAATGCCCGCAATCGGTGGCATTGGCAGTTCGACGTACTGCGTGCAGTACGTGTTCTGACCACTCGAGCCGCTGTACAGATACGCCGATGCCGGCATGAATGAACGGCCGCCTAGCTCTACCACTTGCGACGCTAGGGCAAGACCACTATATGCTTCGCAGTACTGCCTAGCAGCAGTAATCAACGCCGTGATCAATGGATCATCCGGATGCACGCTTGGACTGCCTGCATCATCAGTGATCCGCAAGTGCAGTTTAGCTTGGCCTAACGTTACCGGCTCTATCGTCGCGGGAACAATGACCTTGAGTCCCCAACGCGCCAGCACATCATAGTAACCAACTGGCAGCGTCGCAGCGGCAATGGCAGAGCTGGTCGTGGTGGTCGTCGGCATTATCGTCTCGCCTCGTACCAGATGCTCGAGTGCGCAGAGTCTGCAAGGCCTGGCATGTCGGGCGTTCCTAGCGTGTAGTGCGCGATCATTGGCCGCTCCGGCTTGGGCTGCATGCCGACCAACCAGTTAGCTTCCATGGGCAGCTCTCCTATCTCCTCGTCAGCCAACCATTTAAAGGCGTGCAAGTCGCGGCCCGGCCATTGATTCAACGCCATCAAGTTGAGGCGCGCGTTGGCGGGGTGGTCGCAGTTCCACAGCATGACAGAAGACCAAAGCTTGCGCGGATAAGTAGTCTGCTTTTGGCCATCCATCTTAACGTCGCCGAAATCCTGCTGAAGCTTGAACTCCCTATGCTTCACAACTTGCAGCGCTTTGGCCGGATCCGCAACAGCCTGCAATTGGTTGGGGTCTTCCATGAACACCGTATCCGAATCGGCGAACAGGCACCAGCCAGAATGGCACAGGATGTGGCAGAAGAACCGTGCGATCGCAAACTCTGTCGACTGCGGTGCGCTCGAGTTCAAGTCCCACATTTGGCCGCGACGATCCAATGGCCTAGTCAAAAGCCCGTGCGCTCTAAGTCGATCCTCCCGCAACGGTATCACGTCACAACCAAAACGGCGGGCGGTCCGTTCCGCAACGCGGAAAGCGCCTTCGGTTCTGGAGTCCCAACCAATGTAGACCTTCATGCCTTGCGTGCCTCTATCCGCATATCGCGATTGATGCGACCTGTTGGATGCCACTGTGTCGCTGCATCGGTGATGGTGTGGAAGCCGTTCAGTTGCAGGAACTGGCGCAAGGTCTTGGGCGTCCAACCCCAGCGATGACACATGAACGGATCATTGTGCGAGGGGTCGCCGTACAGGCCCCACAGACTGAATTCTTCTGGCGTGCGATTGTTGATCGTGTAACCGGTCAACACATTCTGGCAGCATTTGTACAAGTCCGGCAGTTCGAGAATCAACCGGCCGTTCGGCTTCAGCAAGCGCCGCCACTCGGCCACGGTGATCTCGCACTCCCACCGATAGATGTGCTCAAAGCCGTGAATGACCATCAACTCATCCGCGCAGCCGTCGGGCAAAGGGATCTTTTTGGCCTCAGCCAGAATCTCCGGCGCGCGTGGCGCCTTAGGCGATCGTGCCACGTCAATGTTCACCCAACCATCCAGCACTTGGCGACCACAGCACACGTTCAGTCTCACGATGCTTCCTGCAATTGAGGCGTGACTAAGTGGGAGACAAAATCCCACGCTTGCTCTAGTTCACTGTTCTTCCATTGCCACCACGCCAAGCGCTGCAAGAACTCCAGTCGATTGTCGACCGTGTAGGGCCGTGACTGCAACCACACGGCGGCTCCGTCCTCGCACTCAAAGGGAACGCCAGCCACCGCAGCGTCGCAGGCGACGTTGGAATGACGGCAGACAACGAGGGATGCACCTTTGAGCAGTCTCTCGATAGGGGAGTGTTCGTCCACGCGGCACCCTAGCTCCACCGGCGGCCCACTGCCCGGCTTCGGCCTGTAAATAATCTCGTGGTGGGGGAAACGCTTGCGGAGCGTTAGGTACCGCAGTCTCTCCCATTCATGCTCATGCAAATAGAGCCGCGACTTCATGCCTAGACCGATCAGGATGATGGGACCGTCTCGCTGGTAGTCTTCGCGTAACGGAAGCTTGAGCGCCGCCCAGCGAGTACCATCCAGTGCAGCCTGCGCCAGCCAATGCTGCGGATGGTCGTGGTCCACTGAGCAGCGCATGTGATTCTTGCGGTCAAAATAACCAAGGTCCCATAGCCAGACATGACGGCCACTCTTAACGTGCTTCTTGCGTGCGAAGTCCATCTCCAACGCGCCCACACCGTACAGCCACAGCCATTCGTGGTCGCCTCGATACTTGTCGGTCACGTAGACATTGGGGAACGTGACACGCAGCGCCATGACCAGATCAGCGGCGCGCTGCACCATGTTGCCGCCGACTAGAAGTTCAGCGTTTGTAACCATGCTTGGTACTCGGCCGCGATCCGCTCTAGGCTTAGTGTCCCCGCTTGGAGTTGCCGGCTGGCTTTCGCTCGCGCTTCTTGCGACGTGAGACTTTCGTATGCGGCACCGACATCATCCGGTTCTGATACCCAAACTTCTCCTCCTGCGGCCGTTTCTTCATACGCCTCCTCATGGTCTGCAATGCATGGCGTGCCCGAGCCTTGCGCATTGGCCAGCTTCACGTTGGACTTCCACCGCTTGGCCGGATAGCCGCGGCAATCGCGCACTGCCAGCACGATGTCAACTGCATCCAAGCTGGCCGGGTTGATCACAAACTCCCAGCCTCGGGTCTTGCACTCCCGCTCTATCGTGTCGCGCCAATGGCCCAAGTAGTGCGGCGCGCCTTCGTATCCCACCTTCTGCACGCGTTCGCGGATTGGGTTCTGCCGTTGGCCGGGCCGAGGATGATGCGGCAGCGCGAGCACAGGCAATTCAAACTCCCGGCAGTCTTCGGCCATAGCGCGTGTCGCAGCGACCAATCCCACGGGCTGAATGTCGCGCACCTGTCGCCGCAGCCAATCCATGCACTGCGATCGTTGCCACTCCACATTGCCCACCGGCTGCGGCCATCCATCCACGACATCGTAGACCAGTGGCAACTTGGCCACGCGCAAGCGATGCAGCAAGTCCGCAGGGGCGCGCTTGACCACGATGCCGAGATCAAAGCCCGACAATCGGCTCGCGTTCGCCTGCACGGTCGCGCCGATGGCTTCGCCCAGCTGTTGGCCACGAATGCACCAACTGCCGGACGTACCGCGCCCAGTCACCAGCAGATTCACAGCAAGCCTCCGAAGCCGCACACTTGGGTTCGCGCAAAGTAGAGTGAGCCGTACTGCCAATGGTTGTCGACTTTGTCGGGCACGAACTGCAACGCAACCCATTTAATCGCTGGCAGCAAGATGCGCACCGCGTCCTCCGTAAAGCGCCAAAAGTCGGAGGGGTAACCGTGCACGCGCCAGACAAATGGCACCTGCACAAAGATCGTTCCATCTATGGCCAGCAACCGCTCCAAGTTGGCGGCCAGCAGCCACGGTCTCCTTGCGTGCTCAAGCACCGAAATACAATCGATGTGGTCAAACTTTCCCAAGTCCGGCGGCAGCGGCTCTTCCAAGTTAACGACTCGGTCGACTCCCACTCCTGGCACCATATCCACCCCCAACACGTTGCGATACAACTTGCGCCGGTCCTGCCTTGTCGGGTACAACCGCGAACCTGCGACCAGCACCCGAGCATCCTTCCTGATCTTGACGTAGAGCGATTCAAATTGGTCGGTGCTGGTGATCCTCACGCCGCTACCCGTTCCTTGTGCAGCAGCGCTTTGAACGCGGAGCCGCTCCTAATTTCGCCGATCCGCCATTGTGCCCAAATCAGTCGCCTGAACATCTGCAACCGCAGCGCATCATCGCGCAGCGGTGGCTTAGTTCCAAACTCACACACATGCGTGGCCGCCTTAGCGCCGATCCATTGCTTGAAGTCGTACCACACTGGAATGCCTAGCATCAACGCTCGCAGCGCGGCGCTACTCGCCCAAGTGACCACACTCTGCGCGTTTTGCAGATCACGCTCAAGCGGAATCTGGAGGTTCCTGTTACCCGGATGGTGACGCACTCGACCGGTACGCAATTTCAACCGCATGTTCTCAGCCCAGTGGTCTGGCGACGCGATGTTCTTCTCTCCAATTCCGCGCTGGCCAAGAATCACGGTCTCGCTACCTGCTGTGCGCCATGGCGCAAGCTCAATCTTGAGTCTGTCCCACCGGGCATCGTCGCCGGCTGGCCATTGGCCTGCGCCTGCGTGGTGACCGATCGCCATGGCAAACCATTCGTCGTCCAGCCACAGCTTGCCAAGGTAGCCGTTCTCGCACACGACCACTCGCGCTCCATGCCCCTCGAAGAATCTGGCCATTTCGTCGAAGTAGCCGTAGCGCTGCCAAACCACGAGCACGTCATCAAAGCCGGGCTTTTGCAAATTAGGCACGAGATCGTATCCAGCATTGCGCAGCCCCAAGCAGAATGAGTCGCGGCGATACTGCAAGGCTTCTCTAATCAGGCAGACAGCGCGCATGGCTTACTATCTTCGGTGATTTGCCACAAAGCAAGGTCAAGGTCCACATAGGGGACGCATCTCAATGCGCTGTCAGGCGTGCAGTTGATCACTTCTATCTTCCTCGCCTGCAGTTCCTTAGCCAGTTCAGCGAACATCCTGATCCATTGCGGGTACAAATCCTTCGGCGTGGTCTTCAGTGGCGCTTCGTGCTCCTTGTGCCAATGCCCGCCCTGCATGTTGAAGCCGCACAGCAGTATCTTACGAACGCCCGTGTGCGCGGCGAGGTGGACGGCTTGGTAACCACCGTTCCGGCCCGTGCGCAGATTGGCTGGATTAGGATCGAAGCCTCGATCACCCGTGTTTTTCAACACCAGCACCTCAGCGTGGGACGTTTGCTCGAGACAGACCTTGTAGCCGAGAAACTCCAACGCTCCTTTCTTCTTGTAAATGTCCCACCAGCGAGCGTCGGACGCGAACAGCAGGTCGGCCCATGGCGCAAGCAGAAAATTATTGTTGATCGCAATGGTGCGCAGCGCTGTCACGTGCTGCACCTTCTTCGCCACCTCGGCGTTCATGCTTTCGCCACTAGCGAAGATCACCACCGCTTGGCCTTCCCACATGCGAGGCACCGTCCAAAACTTAGGTCCTGCCACCATAGCCTCCCACACCGTTGTTCTTCGGTCCCGGTGGACCGCGCTCTCCATCTTTGCCGGGTGTGCCGTCCTTGCCGTCAGCACCACGCTTGACCGACATCTTCCAATTGGGTGACAGCCCGGGCTTGTCGTCAGTGTCCTGTTGGCAATGCCACTGTGATCCGCCCCACGTTACCGTGTCGCCGCGGCAGTAGTGGGCCTGTCGCCACACCCCGCGCCAAATCTGCGTGTTGGTCTTAATGCGTCGAGTGTGCTCTTTGCCGTTCGTGTAGCGCGTAGTCCGCACGACGATGCGACCATCGTCCTCGAATTCTTCGGTCTCGAAATCGATACCGTTCATCATCACCATCCACCCGGCTTCCTCGAGCGTGCCCTTAACGGGATCAGTAGAACGGAACGCGCGAATGGTGCCGCCAGCGTGGCTAGCGTAGGTGCCGCGGGCGTAACTGCGCGCAGTATCGATCGAGGACAAGACCTCAAGATGCAGTGCATCGCGACCCGCGGGGCCCGCAGTGCCGTCTCTGCCGTCACGACCATCCGCGCCATCCTTTCCTGCCGGCCCCTCCTTGGGCGGAGGAATTTGCAGCAGTATCGTTTCGAGCAGTGCGTCAACGTCAACCTCTTTCGCATTAAGACCTGGCGCGCCATCCTTGCCGTCTACACCGTCGCGGCCATCCTTGCCAGCGGGGCCTTCTTTGCCATCGACGCCATCTCTACCTATCGCACCATCTTTTCCATCAACACCGTCGCGACCATCTTTGCCGGCAATGCCGGGCGCTCCATCTTTTCCATCTACACCAGCAGCGCCGTCCTTCCCCGCAATGCCTGGCTCGCCTTTCTCACCGCGCTCGCCGGGTTCGCCGTTGAGTCCGGGTGACCCGTCTTTGCCGTTAAGGCCGTCCTTGCCATCTTTGCCGTCAACGCCATCCTTAGGCGGAGGGTACTCGGGCAGCACACCGCGAACGATGTCTGTGAGTCGCAGCAGATCAGCGTCGAAGTCTTTCCCATCCTTGCCGTTCGCGCCGTCCTTGCCATCTACTCCATCTCTACCTGCTGCGCCGTCCTTGCCATCTACGCCAGCAGCACCGTCATTGCCGCGTTCTCCCGGTGCACCATCTTTGCCATCCACGCCATCGCGACCATCTTTGCCATCCACTCCATCGCGACCATCCTTCGGCACTGGAATCTGCTCCAGCGCTTTGAGGATCTCCTCTTGCACTTTGGCCGCAACTTCCTTGCTCAGTACTTCAACGTCTACATCTTTTCCCGCTGCGCCGTCAGCGCCGCGTTCGCCTGGCACGCCTTGCGGACCGCGCTCACCGGCAATTCCTGCCAACCCATCCGACCCTTTCTCACCACGTTCGCCGGGTGCGCCGTCCTTGCCATCTACTCCATCTCTACCTGCTGCGCCGTCCTTGCCATCGACACCATCCTTACCATCTTTTACCTGAGGCAAAGCGTCCCACAAGCGCTGCACATCGACAGCAACCTTTTTGCTTAGCTCGTCATGGCCACGTTCGACCATCCCAACTTTTTCGTTGACCCCAACCAACTGTCGGGATAGGTAACTCTTCACCGCGATGAAGATTTGATCAGCCAATACTTGGACATCGTTAGGCATCATGGTTCCTTCAGATCGCGGCTGGCTCCACGAGTCACTTTGCAATCGCCAGCTTTACTTCACGCTCTATCGCTTTGTCCGCGAAGCCATCCAACCCGCCGGGGATCAGCAACATTCCTTCGGCCCGACGTTGAGCATACTGCGGCCCTATACCACGCTGCTCGATTCGCAGCAGCCGCATGACTTCCATTTCGTGGTCGTCGCTTGTTTCAAGCGGCCCGGTGCAGCAAGGCTCACCCGGTTCGTCACTCTTGATTTGCTTGTGACAAACCGGGCACCCGAACACGTAGGTCGCCTTCTTCATCACGCGTACTCGTAACCTGCAATGTGCGAGATGCAGTTGGTACCCGTCGCATTGCTGGTCGCGTCGATTGCGTGAGCGCTGTTCACTGCTGTGACCCACCAACCATTGAGCACGTAGATCTGATTCGAGGTCAACGGCTGCGCATCCAGCAACCGCGTACCCGCTGCATCCGCGCCGAACGCTACCGTCAACGTGATGGCAGTGGTCTTCGCCGTTGCGCTAATCGTCCGCACAATGCCGTTCGTCGCTGCCGGCGACACATACGCCGCGGGCGTGGAGGTGAGCGCTTGGGCAGGTCCAATCAAAGTCTTGGGAACATACGTTGCCATTTTGTTTCCTTCTCCTATCGGTTAAAAATTACCGCATCGCTTTGGTAAGCATCGCTACTGCATCTACATCGGCCCTGCAACTTCTCTTCTGCAGAAACTTCCTGCGCTGATAGCTTTCCTTCAACACCACCATGTGACACGCCTTGCATGGCGCATTCCACCGAGTGTCATATCTACGCCAATTGAAAAACTCAATGGTCTCGGGGAACCACCGTTTACATCTGGAACATAAACGCTCCTTCACAGCACCATTCATTCGGTGGTTGTATAGGCTAACTGCACCTTTTTGCCGACCCGTCATATCAATTGGTCAACTGATCGAAAGTTTTGATGCTCGCTTGCGCCAACCCCAATACCGTCTTATGCGAACCCTTCGCCAATCCCACCGTCGTTTTCCAAGTGCCGGTGACGGCCGGAGTGCCGCCAAAGATTTGAAAAGCATTCGCTTGAAACGCTGTGACCTGAAATGCCGTCCCCATCACAGCTGTGACAACTTCTTTGAATGTCAAGATTGCCGCATAACCGTCGGTCGCATCACCCGCAGTATAGGAAAAGTTGTAGGTCCCTGTTGAACTCAGCGGCGCGAACATCATGCCGCCGGTAAAGAATTGAGTGCTGTCCTTTTCCTCGATCGCAATGGCCCAATTCGCGTCCGCCGGACTGGAGCCTGAAGACGTGATTACAGCATTGCCAGTACCGCTGTCATTGAAGGCCAGAGCAACGCCGATTGCTAGTTCGGTCGCTTGCGCAGTGGTGCTCGTTGACCCGCTATTGAACGGCGACGATACATCGTGCACCAATGAAACCGACTTATCAAAACTCGCCGTTGCCGCGCTCGCAATCTCGATCGCCCAAGTGCTGGCGAACACCGATATGCTCGTAGTCACCGAGAACACATGATCCACGCCACCATTGCCGTTCTGGCAATAGTAGATGCGCAAGCGTCCTCCATCGGCCGCGCCCGTGCCGGAATCGATCTCGGTCCCGAGTTGCGTCCAGGTGTTGCCAGAAGCAGATCCGCCAATGGTGTCAGCAAAACTTGTGATCGTTGCGCTGTCCAGTATGCACATCGCCACCACGAACGTTGAACCCGTGGTAGTGGTGACTGGAACGGTGCTATGCGGATTAACCTCGCCACCAGATGTAGTGATCTTCTTCGACGCAGCCCCAATATGGATGCCGGTCTGCGCAGCCGTATATTGATCTGGGCCAATGTCCCACAACCCGGAGCGCGTCGCGTCGTCAATATCCGTGCTGAAGGCGTAATAGGAATCGGCGGACAGGTCTGCGCCCTTCCTCCGCGCGCCTTGGTCGTTGACGGTCAAATGAAAGTCTTCGCTACCCGCATTGGAGAAATTGAATTCATAGCCATAATACGAATGCGTTCCGGGCGGGACGCCAGAGCGGTTATTCTCACTGTTGTAATCACTGCCGGCGAAGAACGGAGGCTGGAAACTGGCCGTGCAGTTATAGCCAAGACAATTCTTCACCAACATTTTCGACGCGGTATCGGAGAACCCAGACCCGCAGTTGTATGCCCCGCAGTTGTAGAAACGCGCACCATTCAACGTCGCAAGAAAACCCGACGTACAATCCATAGCAATGCAGTTGGCCACGACTCCAGTCGTGACCGTGCCGCTGGTGGTGCTTAACTCGTATCCCGCCGCGTTGCCTGAGGTGACGTTTCCCTTGACGATGCAATTCGTAACGCGGCAATCAATGTCACTGACTGTTTGATTGGCATTCGTGGTCTTGATGCCAATGTATGAAGCACCATCACTGATCGTAAGCTTGATCTGGATGCAATCTATCCGCAGATGCTCCGCCAGATTGTTATAGAGCGCGTTGTTGTTGGTGATCTCCAGCCGATAGATGCTGGTATTGTAGGTGCCGGTATGCCGTTGACCGCCCTGCGTGGTAATCAGGATGTAGTTGGCGGCGCTCGTCGTGTGATTGAATGGCGTCTGGAAATTCGCTGTAGTGTCTGCTCCACCCGATCCGTCGCAATAAATCGTATAGGCATCCGTCAACGTTCCCGGCAGCGCCGTCAACGCTGCATTCAACGACACATAGGCACGCGTCGCCCCTGCGGTGCCGTTCGTGGTGCCGTCACCGCCGGCCGTGCTCGCTGTGTTGACGTAGCGAATTTGCATCTACTTCGACTCCACTCGCTTGGTCAACGTAAGGTGTAGATCAACGATTGCATCCTTGTTGAACATAGCCGCATTGGCAATGTACTCTTGGTTCCGCACTCGAATGAGATCATGCAACCCGTAACCGATGGTCACATCAAAATTGCACTTGAAGCCGGTATCATCAACCCAATTCTGAGCCGCGCGGAACTCCGCTGACAGCAGCGCAAAAAAGCCTTCGCCGATCGGCGGCCATTCGGCCCTAATATCATTATAGGTCTTACCGCTGCACCAGTAGGGCACGATGATGATCGCTTTACCTTCTGGCTTCAGCACTCGGTACAGTTCATTCATGAAATGCACGCGACCCGCTGCGGTCAAATAATTGAGCAGGTAGTCTGAATGCACTTCATCCACGCTCGACGTTTTCCATGGCCACTGCCCGCTTGACAGATCAACCACCATCACGCCGTCGACCTTGTTCTTGTCGACCGGAATAAAACCCGGTGGCGTGCGCTGCCCCTTGCCGGCACCAAGGTCCAAGCAGAGCCGATCACTTTCTTTCTCCTCGGTATATCGCAGCTTTTTATTCTTGCCTACCATGTCGTGTCCGTCTCGCCTTCGTAGTGCCCAACCTTGACCGAGCAATCCACCGCGCAGCGATAGCCGTATTTCCTAAAGTCACTCCATGCGTACAGGTCCTGCGTCGACACGCCTTCCTTCGTCTGGGTAACAAACCAAGGCCGACGCAGTTTCTTGTCCTTGAACATCTTCAACCGCCACAGGTTGAAGCCCATCCCGGTGCCACAACATTCGACCAGACCGCCATTTGGATCTGGCAACTGCGGCCGGAAGTTGAGCACAGGATCGAACGGATCGCCCCAAATCTGCGCGCAGCCACCAAAGCCTTTCGTGAAGTACAGCCCACCGATGCAGGAGAAGCGCGGGTTTGTTTCCATCCGCTCGATCAAGCGCAGCAAGCCATCCGAGGGCACCATGTTGTCGTGCTCGATCGTAAGCAAATATTCCCAGGTGGAAAGTTCCGGATGCGCGAGGATATTCTCGATCGCTGCGCTGTAGGCCGCACCAACTTCCGTGCCGAGCGCCAGCATGCGGGTGACCGCATTGTTCGGCGGAAAGATGAGACTCCAATGCGACAATGCAACCTTGGCCCAGATCCTTTCCGCTGCTGGCATCAGCACGATCACACGCTGCCGCTTCCACGCAGCGGAATCGGCCAAGCGCTTGCCAGTTCTTTTCGGATCGCCGTTGTGCCAACCGGCGGTTTCCATCATTACGATTTGTGGTTTCATCAGTATGTAGATTGCATGTAGTTCCACACGCGACGATGTAGCCCGCCAATATTGCGAATGTCTGATGTAGCGATCGTCGCTGGCGGTGATGTGGTAGTGGTCGCAAAGAAGCCATGAAACGCGAGCATCGCGCTCGACGTATTGCTCGTTGATTTGCCCGGAGCCTTGTAACTGCGATTGTTGAATTCCATCGCGCAGACATGGCTGAACGTCTGTCCTCCGGTACCGGCGGAATATGCCGTAGCGCCACTCGCAGTGTTACTTGCGGTAGCATTCCACATCACTGCCATGTAATAGGCTCCCGGCGGCAACGTGGTAGCGAATGGAAATGCATTGACGCTCTGACCCGCAATATATGCGGCCACATTGGTAATGAGATTGTCGGCCAATGTGGAAGCGCCAGTCGAAGCACCGACTGAAGTCGTGCCCGACGTGGACGTGCTGCCGTAGGTCATTCCCCCTGATGCATCAAACTGACTGGGAAAACTGATATTCAAGTAGTTTGAGATCGAGATCGAATTGGTCGCGCCGGTAGTTACTCGACGTTCCCACGTGTAGAGCTGCGAAACTTCAGTGGTCCAAACCGATTCCAAGCGAGAGGTGCTGGCACCGGTGCCCAATTTGTAAATCGCGATCTGCGTGCTCCACGTCTGGTAGCGCGTATTGGATCCAGTCGACACCGCCGAATACACCGAGCCATTCACAAACTGTTGCGAAGCACTTGCCAAGAAATTGATTTGGCCGCTGCCGATGCCATGCGGCAGCACAAAGGGATCGACCAGATAGCTGTTGTTCGTGATCGATGACAGAGTGGAGTTGGTGTTCTGCGCCCAGAACGGCTCAAAGAATCCAAGGGTGAACATCTCGCTCGCGGCCACCGCGACAGTGTTCGCATGCGCCGAATTCCAATCGCTGGGGCGCACCAAGTCCGTCGCTGCCATCGTCTGCGTACCGCCCGAACTATTGTTGACGGTTACGGTGCCGGTGAAATCAGGAATCGTGTTGCTTTTGACGTGACTTACTGTAAGCGGCATTTCATAACCCCATCGCGGCTAGCCGCGCTTTGGCTGGCTTCGACTTGAATGCAAACGCGTGCAGGTTGTACCCATCTTCTGCGACCAAGACCGTTTGAAACCGCGCCGCGCGCAAGGCTTTGGTGAGCGACGCTCGAGTGAATGCAGTCTTGTGACAGTAGAACAAATTGCCGCCTGCGATCTGCTTGCTCCAGCCGTACATCACATCGTGAAAAGTGATCGGTCCACCGGGTGATTGGTACCATACGTCATCGATCTGCTTCTCGTCCTTCACCAGACTGTTGCACAAGGCCATCACGTCCGGCACCGCTATGTTCGCAAAGCCAACATCTTTCAGCACGTGACCAAACCCAGACAGTACCGAGAACACTTCATGCTTGTGAAAATGCTCCAGGCAGTGCGAGCAGAATACCGCGTCATACTTGCTTCCAGGCAAGGTCGCCAGCTTGCGCGCATCCCAACAAATGTCCGGCTTAACGTTTGGATCAATATCCAGCACATCACATTCCCAGCCTTGAAAGACCCGAGGCAAATTCTCATCGCCGTTACTGCCACCACCCACATTGAGTACCCGCTTCATTTGGCCTTGAGCGTGATGATCATTGCCCCGCCACCGCCAGCCGGGTTGTAGGTGAACGTGGTCGACTGCGCACCCGTCACCGTCAATGCTTTCCACGACATCATGCCCTGCCGACCACTGCTGGCCACGCTGTCTATTGCATCCAAGTAACCTACACCCGTCGTGATCGACGAGACAACGTTGGCAGTCCACGTGAACGCAAAGGCTGCTTCAGCCGCTTGCGTGGTTACAGCGGTGGTGCCAGTCGTTTGCGTCGCGGCATTGGCAGTAGTCCAGTTGGCGAATACATCCAAGGGCGCAGCCGACGCACCCACCGCTTCTGCGACCAACATGCCAGCCGCCGCATTGCCACCGAAAGTGATCGTAACCACATGACCAGAACCGCCGACAATGTTGTAGGCAAGATAGGTCCGCATCTCACGACCAAAGAACGTCGTTGGCGTTCCCACCTGCGTGTAGGTATTGCCTTTGTTGTCCGACACCGCTGTAACAGCTGGCCCCGAGTTCAAGCCCAGCGTTACCACCAGCGTCGAATTGTTTTGCGTAGTCATCGCAGGCGTAGAGAGCGTCGTACCAAAGGCGTCATTCTTGGCCACAGCGCCCAGCGTGATCACACCCGTTCCACCCCCACCGCCTCCACCACCGCTTGCAATCAATACCGGCGCACTCAACGCAGCGGGAGGAGGTGGACGCGTCGCCTGCGCCACCGACTCATACGCGGGATCATTGAAATTGCGTACTTTGAAGGTGAAGTTCCCGTAAGGGAATGTGGCCAAGTTCAAGGTGTACGTGCACAGAGTCGAACTCTCCTTGACTCCGGGCAGCGCCGGGCCGTAGTCAGCCGGTGCCGGATTCCATTTATTGGCCACGTAAAAAGTGCAGCTCGTGACGGACGAAGCAACATCCGCCGCGAGCTTAGTTGCATCGCTTGGTCCCGGTAGCGCTAGGGTAGCCGCGAGCAAGGCACCCCACTTGAGCTTAGACATTGGATTACGGTACGAGGGTCGGAGAAGTAAGCACCCCCGGCGCTCCGGGACGTGTAAAAGAATAGGTCGCCTGCGTTCCGGTCGCATTGCCCCAGATCGGATCGACCAGCTTCGATGTTGCCTTCGCCGTGTTTGGTCCGACTGGCGCGGCGGAAACGTCCTGCAAGCATTTGCCCGAAACCACGGCCACTGTTACCACCGCGCCGCTGTTTAGGATGAAATCGCAGGACGTGGTACTTGCGTCCGCTGTCCACTGCACTTGCGCGGCATAGGCCGGTGTGCTCAGTAGCAACAGCGCTGCTGCCACCATTGCAAAGTTCTTCATTGATTCTCCTTCTAAGTGTGCGTCAGGTACGTCAGTTCCGGCTTCACATACATGCGATCGGCGTTCGTTGCCACGCCAATGACTTGTATCACATCGTCTGTCGACGAGGGCTGTGTCTGGGTAAGACCAAACGAGGTCGACAAGTAGATCAATCCGCCAACTGTCCACGCAAACAACCCATCATTTCTGTAGATGCCATGCACCAGCACCACGTGTGAACCACTCGACGCAGTTTCCATCGCCAGACCGATCGCGGGATAAGTACTCACGCCATTCGCATCCGCACGCTTGACCGTGCCATTCGATGCATAGTAAAGCGGGTCTCCTGCGGTAATGGATTCGCCATACGTGAGCGAGACAGTGACACCAGTATAGCTTAGATCGGCGGGCGCTTCAGTCAATACAACTGCGGTGCCTTGCGTTCCTTGGTTCCCCTGATTGCCTTGCAGGCCTTGCGTGCCTTGTGGTCCCTGCGCACCGTCCGTTCCTTCAAGGCCCATCAAGCCTTGCGTGCCCTGCGTGCCTTGGTTTCCTTGGTTGCCCTGATTGCCCTGCAAGCCTTGTGTACCCTGCGGCCCTTGTGCGCCGTCCGTTCCTTCAAGACCCATCAATCCCTGTGTTCCTTGTGTGCCCGGAGTCCCTTGCGTTCCCTGATTTCCTTGCAATCCTTGCGGGCCCTGCGCACCCGTTAAGCCGTCGAGTCCATCGTTGCCCTGTGTTCCTTGTGTTCCCTGCGTGCCCTGATTTCCTTGTGAGCCCGGCGTGCCAGCGGTGCCTTGTGTGCCCTGATTTCCTTGCAGCCCTTGCGTGCCTTGGGAACCTTGCGGCCCGGTCAATCCATCTGTTCCGTCATTGCCACTGCTGCCTTGCGCTCCCGGCGTTCCTTGTGTTCCCTGATTGCCCTGCGTGCCTGGCGTCCCCGCTGTGCCTTGAGTCCCCTGATTTCCTTGTAGTCCTTGTGTTCCTTGTGGTCCTTGCGCGCCAACCAATCCATCAACGCCATCGTTGCCTTGTGGTCCTTGCGCACCAGTGGTTCCTGTCGTTCCCTGCGTGCCTTGGTTTCCTTGGTTGCCCTGATTGCCTTGGTTCCCCTGGTTTCCTTGCAACCCTTGCGAGCCTTGTAGCCCTTGTGCACCAACAGCACCATCCAATCCATCTACTCCGGCAAATCCTTGCGTACCCTGTGCACCAACTGTCCCTTGCAGGCCTTGCAGCCCTTGTGGACCTTGCGCGCCAACCAATCCATCTACGCCATCATTTCCTTGCGCGCCTTGCGCGCCCGCAGTTCCTTGCGTCCCTTGTAGACCTTGTGTGCCCTGATTGCCTTGGTTGCCCTGATTGCCTTGCAATCCTTGCGGACCCTGTGCACCGGCGGCACCGTCTAATCCATCACTGCCAGCAGCACCTTGCGATCCTTGCGTGCCGGCCGCGCCCTGTGTTCCCTGCAATCCTTGCGTGCCCTGATTTCCTTGTGTGCCCGGAGTCCCCTGCGTTCCTTGCGTGCCCTGATTGCCTTGTGGACCGGCAGCGCCGTCGAGACCATCATTGCCGGGAATGCCGATGCCAACACCCGCTTGGCCTTGCAGCCCTTGTGGTCCTTGCACGCCAATACCATCGAGACCATCTTGGCCCGCGGATCCTTGCGCGCCCTGTGCTCCTTGCGTGCCCTGTAGACCTTGCGTTCCTTGTGTGCCCTGGTTTCCTTGCGAACCTTGCGCGCCCGCTGTCCCTTGTAGGCCTTGCGTTCCTTGCAAGCCTTGCGGTCCTTGTGCGCCAACAGAACCTTGTGGTCCGATCGCGCCATCTAATCCATCCAAACCAAACCCAGCCGCGCCTTGTGTTCCTTGTGCACCCGCGGCACCCTGAGTTCCTTGCGTCCCCTGTGTGCCTTGCGTTCCTTGTGTTCCCTGATTGCCTTGAGCGCCGTCACTTCCTTGTGCGCCCTGTGCACCCGCTGTGCCCTGCGTGCCTTGGTTGCCTTGCGCACCGGCTGATCCCTGCGCGCCTTGCGCCCCCTGCGTACCAATCGAGCCTTGAACGCCCTGCGCACCCGGAGGACCGTCTACTCCGTCATGCCCGAATCCATCCGCACCCTGAACGCCCTGTGTGCCCTGTGTGCCTTGCGTTCCTTGTGCGCCGATGGAGCCTTGCAGACCTTGCGGTCCTTGGTTTCCTTGTGGGCCAGTAAGACCATCAACACCATCTTGGCCGATGATGCCGTTAGAACCTTGTGGGCCCTGCGCGCCTTGCGGTCCGCCAAATGCGCCTTGCGGCCCTTGCGGCCCTTGTGGTCCGGGAGGACCGTCAAGACCATCGATACCGCCACCGCCACCACTGCCTCCGCCGCCACCGCCGGTCGTGCTGTCGTGGCCGTAGCCGCCAAGCGGCAAGCCCATTGCAGTGCGACCACCGTCCGCACCTTGCGGGCCTTGCAGATCTACAAACGGTCCCCAATCGCCATCGGGCAATTCGAAACGGAGTTTGGTCTGGTCCCACTCATGCAGCGGAATGTCGCCCTTGGGACCTTGCACACCACGCGATCCGTTGCGGCCTGCTGCACCTTGCGGGCCTTGCGTTCCATCTACACCTTGCGTGCCGGGAGGTCCTTGCTTACCGTCGATGCCGTTGACACCGTTAACACCCGCGGGACCTTGTGCACCGTTGAGACCATCGGCACCGTTGCTGCCGGCAATACCTTGCGGACCAATGTCGCCTTGAGGTCCCGGCAATCCCGGACGACCATCGACACCGTTGACGCCATGATCTCCCGGTGCACCGGGTTGGCCATCGCGGCCATCGCGGCCATCGCGGCCCGCACGCCCTTGAGGACCTTGTGGCCCCGGCGGACCAATGCGCAGATCAGCCATGCTCGGCTTCCGTTAAGAAGCGAGCGATGAGTGCATTGGTCAATTCTTTAGCGTCAATCTCTTGCTGCTTCGTGGGCGCGGGTTCGGCCGGTGGGGGTAGCGCAGCCGCTGGCGGCGCAGCGGCTGCGGCCGCGGGGCTTGGCGGGGCAGTGCCGGCAGCGAATGGATCGTCCTTTGCGTCGCGCTTGGCCAGCGCCGACAGCGAATAGTTCTGCTGCTGCAGATACGGAGTATCCCCGCCGGCCACGTTCGGCAGGTTCTCGGTGATCCGCGCTTCGTTGGGGCCCATCCAACCCGCACCGATTGCCAGCTTCAATCGTTCTGCCCGGCCCGTTGGATCCATCCGCAGCAGCGCATCAAGATCCATTTCCATTTCGTATCCCGCGTCAGTAAGACCAAGCGCTTCGTCCTGCAACGCCTCGATGGACTCGATGTGGATCTGCAACGTTTGCTGGTAGTATTCCTGGTTGAGCGCGCCGATGGTAGCGTGCGATGGCGGCGCCGCAAGACCCAGCTTGTAGGGCGGCACCATGAAGCAGCGCGCTACGTCCTCGCCCGTCCATTTCAGCTGCTCGATCAGTTGCGAGTCCGCAGCTGGAATGGTCATCGGCTCGTACTTCAAGCCGTCGCCTGCGACCATCAACCGCCCCAAGTTGCCACCGGAAAAGTTGGCCTCGAATTGCTCCTTCATGTTCTTGATTGTTTCCATGCTGATCGTCGCCGGACTGGTCAGCACGCCCGATGGCCGCGACATGTTCTCGAAGAACTTCGCGCTGTTGCCTTGGATCTTGATCCCTTGCGTCGCGCTCGAGCCAGCCGCGTAGATAGGACTGATGCCAACGAGGGGGTGCCACGGACACATCATGCGATCGTGAATGATCTCCGATGCCGGGAAGATCAAGGTGTCGGGCTGGAAGCCGGACAAGTAGTCCTTGCGAACTTGGTACCACACGCTGCTGTCTTCCGCCACTAGCGGTATGACCATACGTGAGTCGAGCACGTACTGCGCAGTCACTACACCACGCGCGTCGCGCTCGAGATAAATGTAGGCGTTGCCGTGCAGCAGCTTGTTCACAATCCACTGGTTGATGAACTGGATGTGCGTCTGATAGCGATTGGGCTTGCGCAGCACCCGACCCAGAGGAGAACGCGGATCGGTGTTCTCCTCCGTCAGATCGGTCTCGAGCACGCGCATCAACTTTTGGCGCAGCTTGGAGATGTCATTCGAGATGAGCGAGACGCACGAGTGAACAGCCGAGAACGCGAGCAGATTCTGCGTCGGCTCCGCAATCACATTGCTCTGCCACGCGCCGGTGAAGCTCTCCCTGATCACGCCCAGCAGCACGCTGCTTGGGCTGCGAACTGGAGTGAAGGCTTGCTTTACATAGGTCGCGAGGTTGTTGAGCCCGTCCCGCAGGCCCACGCTACTCTCCGGCCTTTATGTCCCGCCGTCGATAGCGAGCCCGCGGCGTTGGCTCTTCTTTTTCTTCTTCCTCGTGCTCTCCTTCGTCTCGATCTTGCTCGGGTTCAGCTTCGATGATCTTGCGCATTGCGAAGCCTAACGCACGCAGATCGTCGAGGTTGCCCTCCTCTGCCTCAAACTCCACGCCCGGGAACAAGTTCTTCCCTTCGTGCCGAAACCGCGCTGTTGCAATTCCACGCACTCGCGCCATCTGCCACTCCCTCATAAAAAACAGAGGGAACGAACCGATCAGGTGTTCGTTCCCTCTGAGGCTCTACCACAGGAGACTCCGCTAGAGTCTTACCACTTCACATTCATCGTGATCACTTGCACGGCACCCGTATGCCGCAACCGCCAGTTGATGTACCGCTCAGCGCGCAGCCCCACCATGTTCGACTGCCACAAGCTGATCATCGACGAAGCTGAGGCTGACGGTGAATCGCTCATCTGCAACGATGCTTCGTTGCTCATGTCGATCGTAACCCCACCATCGTCCGCGACCATAACCTGGGTCGGATCCATCAGCACCGCAAACGATTCCGTAGGCGAACCCGACAGCGAGACGTTGTTCGACGTGATGACCGGATAACCGAGGAAGTTGCCACCCATCGCATTGACACCCGGGAACGCGAACACGTCTTGCGTGGTCCGCTTCAGCCCGAGATCGTTGGCGATCTGCGGATTCATCAGCCACACGAACTTAGTCGGATCGAAGTTCAGCGCGATCAGCGCATTGATTGCCAGTGCAGCGGTGTCCGTGATGTTGGCAATCGACGTGCCCAGCGATGCGATCGGCGTTACACCATTGGTGATGGAAGCCGGCGAGACATTGGCCACTCCCGCGTACACTGGATCGATGAAGCGCTTGTCCAGATAGTCGGCAATGCCCTTCGCCAGATCGTCGCGCACCAACGCTTCTGCGCTTGGATTGCTAAACCGCATCAGTTCATCCGTCAGCACCACGATCGTCGCCGCCTTCGCATACGTGAGCGACAGCAGTTCAAAGCTCAGCGCACCGAGCGGCTTCGGCAGACCTTCGCCGACGAACGTGCCGCTGGTCCCCGTTGTTTGCCGTGGAAACTTGATGTTGAACGGCACCGAGCGCAGTCCAGGAATCCTGCCAAGCAACGTCATTGGCCGCAAGTATTCTACGAACTCCGACGCCATTTCCTGAAGCTGCACCAGCGGGCCTGCCCACGTTGCATCGGTGGACGTACCGGCAGCCACCGCCGTCTTGTACTGAATGAACTGGTCGCCCAAATTGCCGCGCGTGGCCAGCTTAAGAACTTCACCCACTTCCGGCGTGTCCTTGAACTTTTCACGAGCGATCAACTCCGCCTGCATCATGTTGCCCTTAGCCGCGCCAACGCACTGCGCATACCGCGCAAACCGAATGCCCGGCGGCAGCTTCTTCGGCGCGCCCATGCTGATCACGCCACGGCCTTGCCGTGCATCGGCCGCCGCTTGCGGCGACGTTCCAGCCGCGGGCGGCACTGCGACCGCTGTATCCAGCATGACCTTCTCCAGCGAGTGCAGCCGCACCAGATGCTTGTCGATGTTCTCTACATCCTTGGTCAAGTCGTCGTACTCGACACCTTCTGCTTCGTCGAGGTTGCGCCCTTCTTCGCCCGACTTGGCCATCAGCTCTTGCTGCCGTGCTACGTTCGCGGCACGGGTTGCTTCTGCGTCCTTGATTTGGTCCTGAATAGTCTTCACTTGCCCGACTCCTTTAGTTGACGACATTCCCGTAGCGCCGGGGGATGAGATCAAGGTACGCTTCGCTTCGCTCTTTGGCGCGCCTGACGCGGCGCTGGAGTTTTGCGTATCGTAGGACTTGATGTTGGTAATAGTGGCTTCAGCATTCGCTGGAATGGTGACGGCGGAAAGTTCCAGCCACTCCCACTTGATAAACCTGCGACCCCATTGGCTGCCCTTGATGTCGCTCTGCTCTTTCGACTGGAAGCCGATGCTCAGTCCTTGCACCAGTCGCGCCTTGATTAGGGTCCATGCTTCTTGAATGAACGGCACGGCGACATCTTTCGCTATCTTGATGGTGACCGGAATGCCGGCCTTAGTCGGCTTTGCGGCCGTGACCCATCCAATCGGGCGCGATGCATCGTGCTGATACAAAAACGGCATGGGCAGCGAGAACTCCGCGCCTGTTGGTTCCACGACATCTTCCATGCGGTCAGTCGTTGGCGTTGTCGCCATGCCGTCAATGATGCCCAGCTCTTCGTCGACCGCTTTAATTTCCAACTTCGCCCATGCACGTTGCATCATTTTGGGTGGCTCCTCAGGAGGGTCGATCAGATCGAGCAGCGTGGAGCAGGCGCTCTCCACCGCCGTGGCATTCTGCTGCGCGGCGCGCCCCTTGGCGGAGACCAGCGCGTTGCGATAAACCTCGCCAGCCTTGCCGAACGGGTAACCATAGTGAGCCTTGGTGTCCACAGTCTCGTCCGGATGGGTAGCGAGGAACCACTGCGCATAGTTCGTCCAGTTATCACCATTGGCTCCCAGCAATTTGTTCCCATCCTCGGCAGTGAACGACCATTTACCACGGTTCACTTTGCCTGCGCGGATGAGCGCTTTCGCATGCGCAATGCCTACCGCATTTGCAGCGGTGCTCATTTCCCGGTAAGTGTCTTGCCGGCGGCGCGATAGCTGGCCGCCATGCCATTAACCTTGATGCCGGTCGTATTGTCGTTCGGCGCTAGCCACATGAAGCCCTGCATGACGACTACTTCAGGATGCGCTTGTGCATAGGCCACATAGGAGTCGGGGGATTCACGCCACGGGCTGCTGCCCCCCGCAATGATCATCAGCCGCTGATTCGATTTCAACGGCAGCACTTGCGGCCCTTGCCCGTAATCGTCGCGGCCAATCCAATCGTAGTCATCGATACCGGGCGTCTTGCCGTCGGGCCCGTAGAAGACGGCCATGGGCGCGTCAGCAATGGCAGGAAAGCCATCCGCGACACCGCGGATCTGCTTGAGCATCGCCTTGACCCATGCATCCGTCTTGCCCGCAACGTCGGGCTCGTCCATCGGATAGATCGCGACCACGGCATCTAGAATGCCCGCTTGCTCGCACTGCCCGAAGAACCATTTGTGGTGCGCTTCGTCCATGCCCTCGCCCCACACCGGTAGCATGATCTTCTGGCCGGCCGCTTTCGCCTTCTTGCCAACGTCAATCGCGGTGTTGCCAACCGGCCAACCAAACGGCATGCACAAGTTCACATGGTCGTTGGTCTCCTCCACGATCGTTGGGTTGTCGCCGAAGTAGCCGAAGTAGCACTGCCGCGTGGTCGGTGGCGGCGTCGTGCCCGCGGCTTGCGCGTCGATCTCATCGCATAAAGCGCGAATCTGTTTGGTCTTGTCTTGGATGGTGCTCATATGAAGTAGAGCTGCGTTTCCTTAACGGTCGTTTCGGGCACTCGATTCGCGATGCCGATGGCCATCAGCAGCACCACCATGTCGTCGATCTTCTCCGGCGCGCCCTTCTTGTCGGGTGCCATGTTCAGATTCACGTCCATGCGTGCCGTGATGTTGGTCGCGCACCAGTTCAGCACCGCGTCGTTGCCATGGCACAGTCGACCTTCGGTGTACGCGCGCTCCAGTTCCTTCATGGCCGGGTGGAAGCTCTTCGGCCCTTGGATGAACTCTTCCATCTTGACGTTCTGCTCGCGCAGCTTTTGGGCCAGCTGCGTCGCGTTCCAGGCATCGAAGGCCACCGATTGCAGATTGAACTTCTTCTGCGCGTCGAGGATGCACTGCTCGACCACATCGTAGTCGGTCACTTCGTCGCCGGCTTCGATCAAGTAGCCCGCGGTCACCCAGTTGGCGTAGGGCACCAACCCGCGAGCGCTGCGGTACTTCACGGCCGCCTTCGGCACAAACCGCCAGCCGTGCGTGTACCAGATCTTATCGACGTGCCACACCAAGCGGAAGCAGGTGAAGTCGCGCACACTGGCCAGATCCAGTCCGCCCCAGCACGGATAGTCTTTAAGCCAGTCAAGATCCACCGCCCCCTTGCACTCGCGCCACTTGACGATGTTGATCCAGCCGCCCGCGGTCGACGAAGCGCGATTCAGGCGCTTGATGCGGAACTCGGCGAGGCGGCCCGGCATCTGCTTCGCCTCGATCGCTTCCTCGCGCAGCTGCTTCAACAGCACGGGATTGACCGCCAGCAACGGATTCGCCTTCTCCCACGTCGACTCGTCGAAGTCGTCGTCCGCGGCCTTGAAGTCCGGATCACCGGGATGGCCGCGTGCATCGTCGAGCGCGTAGTAGACGACGAAGAAGTGGTCGGCGGTGATGACCCCCTCCAGCACCTGCTTCGCGAGGTGGCGCAATTCGGGCCACGGCCCCGGCGTCTCGTAGCCTTCGGTGGTCGTGTACAGGAACAACGGATTGCTGCGCGCACCGGCCGCGCTGCGCAGCACGTTGACCAAGTCGTGAGTCTTGTGGGCGTGCACTTCGTCGATCAGCGTGCACGACGGATTGAGTCCATCCTGCGTGGAGGCCTTGGCGTTGATCGGCTTGAAGGTGCCGCCGCAGTCGAAAGCGGCGATGGCATTGGCGAACGGTGACAGCCCGTACTTCTTGCGCAGCAGGGACTTCTTCTCCACCATCCGCTTGGCAATGTTGAAGATGATCCGCGCCTGCTGCCCGGTGGTGGCCGCACTGATCACCTGCGGACCGTGCTCGCCCTCGCCGACTTCGCAGTAGATCCCGATGCCGGCCGCCAGCGTGCTCTTCGCGTTCTTGCGCGCCACTGCTTTCAGTGCCGTGGTGAAGCGGCGGGTGCCATCATGCATGCGGAAGCCAAACAGGTTGACGAGGAAGAAAACATCACTCTCGTGCAACACGATGTCTTCCGTGTCCCATGTCCCTTCCACGTGCGGCAGACCCTCGATGAACTCGCACGGATCACAGGCGTACCACTCATCGAAGTAGAACGGCGCATTGGGTTGTCGCGCGCGCAGCCGATCGTTGAGATAACGGCGCGCCGCCAACCGCAGCCAGTAGCAGAACCGGGTGCCGTTCTTCTCATCAGCGGCGGCCCGTGCGTAGCGCTCGGCGATCTCGAGATAGGGGCGCCGCCACTGGCGCGCCTGCACTTGCGCCGCGTCGGGCTTGGGCAACGACGGCGGGCGCACCACCAGCTTCGGCCGTGGCCCCCTTTCCGCGCTGTCGCGGTTGGGCACGTAGGTGCCCGCCAGTTCAAGTTCCGCGCGGGACTTGGGCCGGGGCCCATTCCGCCGTTTTGGACGCGCCACAGCGCGTTCTGGCGCGTCTGGGAGGCGTGGCCGGGTCACCCGTACCGCCTTGGGCAATAAACGAT